AGGCGGAGTCGGTCCAGCAGGCGGAGTCGGTCCAGCAGGCGGAGTCGGTCCTGCGCGCCCGCCAGGCTCAACCCCACCAAACACGCGCTCCCAGAACTCGTTCTGGTCTCGGCCCAGGTTTCTCTGGTAGTTCTTGGCTCGTGCATCCAGCAAAGCGGTGACGTAGTCCGCCTGCTGCACGCTCAGACCACCCTCGAGCATGCGCTCGCGCGCCAGCAGAGCAGACGATGAAAACCGGGGGATGCGGTTTGCGTCTTCGAGCAGTCGAGGATACTCAACAGGTGCGTCGATACCGAACTTCTTCGCCAGCTTCTGCTTCATGATGACGATGGCTGCGAGCCTCGCTTCATGCGACACGCCGATGGCTTTGCGTCCTGATTCGATAGCCTCACGCAGCTTGTCTGCGGCGTCTGCCCCGTTCGTGCTGAGCCAGTCTGGTCCCTTGCGGGCGAGAGATGCCGCAGCCGCTTCAGCCGCCTGGAGGGCGTCATCCGCTGCCTTGACGCTCGCTGCCTGCGACGCGGCATCTGCGCCACTCGCTGCGATCTCGTTGAGCCGCTTGGTGTGCGCCGCCTGCGCCGCGTCTGAGAACTTCTTGCTGAACTGCTGCGGGTCCAGGAACGCGTCCGCCAGGTCCTGGTCGAAGTTCAGGGGGTCGAAGCTCCTCAGCTCCCGGAACGCATCTTGGATCTTCTCGAGCTCAACCTTCGAGGCAGTACGGAACTGCGGAGCCAAAAGACCGTCGTTCCCCGCTTCCAGAGCCTGGCCCAGCAGGTCGAACTCTTCCAGCCGGTTGCCCAGGTTGTGGGCCTCCGCGTGAGAGATCACCATGGCCTTGTTCTGCGGGTCTGCTCCCGGCACGTTCGGCACGTAGGACCGAGCTCGACGAAGACCCGGGCTCAGGTGAGGCGCGCGCTCACGCATGTTTCCCAGAATCTTCGAGGTCGAGCCTCCGCGCCCCGTGGTCAGCGTCACCTTGAAGTTGCCGTTCGGCAGAAGCTCGTTGACGGCAGCGCCTTCCTTCCCGCGGTTGGCGATGCGGTCGCCCGGAGCGTTCATCTTGTGGAAGGTCTCTGAGAACTTCTCCGCCTGGCTGTGGATGTCGCGCATGAGAGACTTGTTTCCCGCGAACAAAGCAGCTTCTGCTTCGTCTACGCTCCGCATGCTGCGCGCGAGGTTGGTCGACGACGCGCCTGAGCCTGCCAGCTCCTCCATCCGAGACATCGTTCGGATCAGCTTCTTCGCCTTGCGTACATCCTTGACCTTCGTCGCTCCCTTCGAGAGGTAGCCAACAGGACCCAGCATGTCTGGGAAGAAGATAGACCCCAGGAATCCAAGCGTCCCCGCGGCAACCGCAGACTTCGTGTCCTTCTGTGCGAGCTCTGTCTCCAGAGACGCCGCAAACAGGTTGTCCTTCGACCCCAGGCTGCGCAGCACGCTCTTGCGGAAGTTCTCGTCGGTGAGCCAAGACGCGGGGTGCAGGATGCGTGGGTCTGTGCTGTCCCGGGCGGTGGTCGCGCGCACTGCTCCCGAAGCAACCATCTGAGGGATGTCGACCACGTCGAACGCAGTACGCATGCCGCTTGCCTGGCGAGCTACGATGCCTGACCCAGCACGCCCGCCAGAGACACCCACGATCTCCATCGTAGGAGAGAACGCGTACCTCAGCGCTTTCTTAGTGTCGGACCAGGCTCCCGCACCGTCCTTCTTCGACTCCCCGAGCAGCATGTCCTCTGCCACCAGGACGGGGGCGGACCAAAGGCCCGCGGTCTTGAACAATGCGATCTCGCGGAACGCCTGCCGGCGGTTGGCGGGGTCCTCCACGAAAGCGTTGTACCCTGGGTCATCGGGAGAAGGTGCGTTCGCCCGAAGGCGCTCGTCCACGTACGCACCCCAGCCGCCCTCTTGGGTGCTGTACAGGTTCAGCATCCGAGCGATGTTTGCGTTGTTGTTCACGATGTCGGTTGCGAGGGCAAGCGCTTCGGGCTGTGACATCTGGGCGAGCCGCTCTGCCTGGGTGAACTCACCGGTGTTGAGTACGCCGCTCTCGCTGACGTCCGAGTCCGTCACCTTGACCTGGGCAGGGCCGGAGAAGATGAAGCCCTCGTTGGAGTCCTGGACCCGCCCCGGGAAGTAGCTCTCCTTGACAGAGTCAGGGATGGTATCACCCGCAGCAGCCTTCTCGGTCAGGCCCTCCAAGACGCGCGCGCGAGACTTCTGCATCTCCGACGAGCCGGCACTCTGCTCGTAGAGCTTCTTCACCGCTTCGCGGTTCTTCTCCGCAAAATCCAGGTACTCCGGAGCGGACTGCTGACGCCCGAAAAACCCAGGGTCGCGGCCCACCTTGGTGACCGCTTCGTCAACGTCGTAGCCCTGTGAGGCCAACGCACTCCGGTACTCGACTTCGGGGATACCGCGCGCCTGCGCTCGCACCGTGATGACTTGCTCGGGCGTCTCGTACGTGGGAGCATCTGAGCTCAGAATCTCAGTGCGTGCTCCCGCGACAGCGCCGACCAGAGAACGAAACTCGTCAGTCGCGTCGAAATCGTTGGTCACGTCTTCAGCCACGGTAACTCCAGATTGACGGTATGGTAACACCAATCAGAGCACCGACGCAGGACGCAGGAGACTACTCCGCTGCGAACTCTTCGCGCAGCGACTTGAGCGCTTCAATCTGGTCGCGCACACGCTCGTATTCTCGGTAGTCGTTTTTGACCTGGTCGAGGAGCTTGGCTTTCTCGGGGAACCGGCGACGCTCTGACGGGTCCATAATCTGGCGCATCGCCGCAACTCGGTCTGTCCCGAAAGGAAGCATCAACTCCCCCTCCCCCCGGTCTTCCTGGGCCACCTCGTCGATCACTTCCTGCGCGGTGACAGCGCGGACTTGCGAACGCGACTCGGGGCCCACGAACGTCTTCATAACGACACCGTCGGGGTTGCCGAAATCCATACTTGGGTCTGTCAGTCTCTCAGCCAGCTCTTCGATTCTCGTATCAATCTTACCCCGTACGGCTGCGGGGTCAGAGTTTCCTGCGCCCTTCGGAGCCCGGGGCTCTCGCATAAAGCCGCCCGTAGACTGGCGCATCATCTCCATCTCAGACTGCTTCCCCGTAAGCCCCCTGAAGCGACGAGCCTCCGGCACCTTCTCGCGCCCGTAAAACTCCTCCTTCTCCTCGGGGAGCTCCTCCCTCTCTTCGAGGTACTGGAGAAACTTGGACTTGTAGTCGTCGGTGAGGCCCCGATCAGCCATCCGGCGAAGTGCTTCCTTCCGGCGTCGACCTTCCGGAGTCGATGCGTCGAAGTCGTAATCACGCGCAAACCGCTGACGAAGCTCAGTGGACTTTGTGCGGTCAACCCCAGGCATCTCCGTCGAGAAGCGAGACGTTGAGTCATCCCGCTCCTGCAGAAATGACGGTACCTCCGGAGTCGAGGGAGCGACCGGCTCGACCGGTTTGTCGGGCACGTCGGGCACGTCGGGCACGTCGGGCACGTCGGGCACGTCGGATGCTTCGTAGCCGGTAGTATCCGGCGGCTCGTTATCCGAGTCCCGTGCGACGGCGTTTGGGTTCTTTGGCTTCGGCTCCGCCTTCATCTCGACCGCAACCTCAACGGCCTGCGCCGCGTCCTCGTCTCCATCGGCTGCACCGAACACATCGTTGATAGTTAACCCCGAAAGACCCATGACTACTCTCCCTCTGCGGTACGAACCGCTTCAGCCGCTTCCTCGAGTGCTTTCCGCCGTGCCGCGGCTTTCTCCGCCTGCCTCAGAGCCTCCATACCATCTACGGTGATGGACTCCTCCATGCCCTTGCGAGTCGCAGGAGGCAAGCCACGCGTTGGCGCAGCAACCTCGGCACCACCAAACTCCAATTCGGCGTCATCGTACGGCGAGACAGTTTTCTGTTCTCCTCCCTCGAGCTTGAACTCGTCGTCCTCTACTTCCGCCTTCTTGGCTCTCCGCTTCTTCAGCTCGGCGAAAGCCTCTTCGGACATGACGCTGGGACCGAGCACGCGACCCGTCCTCTCTCCTGTCTTCGGGTCGGCTTCCCGTACTTGGGGAGGGGTAGTCACTTCTCCTCCGGTACTCCGAGAAGGAGAACGCGGTGCCCGCGTCTTGATGTTCTCCTCGGGCTCGACTGGCGGACCTACCTGCTCCCGGCCGCGAAGCAGGCCCATCCGCTGCATGAACCGCTGGAACTTGGTCTGGTACGACGGGTCTCGTGTGCCTGTCTTATCCGCGGCCTTCGTTCGAGCGGCTATCCCCGTCGTCGTTGGCTGAACATCCTCAGCCTCAATCATCGTGTCAGCCACGGGGGACTCGGGACGCTCACTCTTGGGCACAGGCTCTGCCCGCTGACGAGCCGATGCTTCAAGCAGCCCAGCGCCGGTCTCGATCGGCTCACCGTCTTCCTGCTTAAGCTGAGATTCACCGGTGCCGAAGACGGGTACTGGGTCAAGCGCAGGCTCGTCACCCACCGCTTCTTCTACGCGAGTGCCGGACTCGGTGAGGGCATCGCCGATCTTCGCGTCAAGCTGCTCGACAGATCGCTGCGCGCGAATAGCTCGAGCACCTGGTTCCGACCTGGCGTACCTGGATTCTGCGTCGGCAAGATCAGACTTGGCCTGCTCGACCGCGCGACGAGCTTTAATGATTCGTTCTCTTCGCTTTTCGAGGGCCAAAGGCGGCTCAGCCGTCGCGAATCTCACCCCAGGATTAAGCACTGCCAGAAGAGCTGTACGGGCTGTATCAAGTTCTCCTTGAGCCTTCTCTGCGGCGAGTTTCGCCGCTTCAACAGGAGCGGCTGCCTGTAGTGCCCCCGGCCTTGCTTCCTCCGACTCCTCCCGCGCCTTGTCAAGCTGGTCCTGGAGACCATCCTCGCCTTCACGCTCGCGCATCGAGGCAAGCTCAGGCCCCGTGGGGTCGAGGTCTTCTTCCTCCGTGAGTTCGACGCCCGCGTCTCGGCGTCCGCGCTGCTCAAGGCGGCGGTCTCGGCCAGCACGGATGCGGTCTCCGAGCTCCGGCCGAACTCCCTCGATTACTTCGATGCTTTCCCGGTAGCCGTCGATGTCGCGCTCGACGATTTCTCCGGTTGTAACTGACTGAAGTCGGATCTTTCCCCGCGCAATATCCCTTGCGTTCGGCTTGATTTCGCGATACTCTTGCTCACCGATACCCTGCTCTACTGGGTACTTCTGGGTGAGTGCTTCTGCTTCTGCTTTACCTGCCGCCATCTCCTTCAAGAGTTCATCTCGGCTAAGAGCTTTAAGCGCGTTCTCCAAAGTCCGGCCGCCCTGCGCAGGTACTTCGCGGTACGTCCCGTCGTCCGAAAGGGCCGTGTACTTTCCGCTCTCCGTGTCGTGGAACACCAACCCCACGTCGTCCACGCGGAATGACCCGACCGTGCCCGCCCGGATGCCCCGGACCACCGCGCGCTCTGCCTCAGAGACATCAGCGGCGTCGAGCGGGTCTGAGGTGTACGCTCCCTCATCCTTGAGGCGGACCAGTCGACCCTGCCGCTTGGCGGTGAGGTCGAGGCCAGACTGGTTCTGGAGCGCGAACTTGACCAGGGCCCCCTTGTCGGCGGCAGCTGGTCTGTACGTCGAGGTAATGGGGCGGCCCGTCTCGGGGTCGATGTCTACGCTGCCGATCTTGATGCCGTTGGCCTCGGCCCAGAGCTGGAACCGGGGGTCTCCGATCAGCCGAGCGATCCGCGTGTCGTCCGAGGGGGCGCGGTCAAGCTGAGCTTCAATCCGCTCCTGGAGGCGGTTGAGCTGCCTGAGTGACTCGTCTCCCGCGAGGAGCTGGTCTCGCTCAGCTTTGAGCTCACCCGCGTCACCGATTCCACCCATGACCTGGGTGATGCCCGCCTGGAGCTGCCCTTCGAGCGCGGCCGCGTCTTCGGCGGCCAGCCTGCCCGTTTGCTGAATGGTATCAATCGCGCCCTGCATCTGACCACGAACGCCAGTGGCGAGATCGCGCTGACCCACGGCCTTCCGGTAGGCGGGGGCGGTCGCCTGCAGCAGGTCTTGCACCGCCAGCTTCGTCTGGTCACCCAGATTCACGCCCTCGACTTCGCCGACGTTGCCGTTCGTGGGGTTGATCTTGAACAGCCCTTGGCGGCTCAGTTCGAGCAGCGTCGCATACGTCTTCTCTGGCGACATCGTAACGCCGGGACGCTCGCCGAAGAATGGGTTGCTCGCGAACGCGAGCAGCTGCTGGCTCGGGGTCTGCTGCTGTGTTCGAGTCAGCAGCTGCGTGACCTTGGCAGCGTCGGGGGTGACACTCTTGTCCAGGCGACGCACGGTCGTTTCCAGGCGCGATGACGCCGTCGTCAGGTCCTTCAGCGCGGCCTGCTGACTCTTGGCCTCCAGACCCATCAGCGACAGCTTGGTGTCACCGAGCAGCTTGAGCGACTCCAGCTGCGCCTTCACACGAGATGCGCGAGCGCGCTGGGCTACCGCCGTCCCTGACGTGAAGTAGTCCGTCCGCTGCGCGGAGAGGTCCCTCAAGTACTGGATCAGCTTGAGCTCGTCCAGCTGGGCCACCGCCGCAGGGCCAAGTGGCACCGAGCCATCTTCGACGCCAAGAATCGGTAGGAGGAGGTTGGCGTAGCTGCTCATGTCTTCGCCGATGCGTTGAGGGCTGCCTCAGTCCCTGAGATTCCCATGCCGGTCAGCTTGGTCGCAAACTGACTTCCGACCTTCGCCCCCGTCTGCGCGCCCTTCTTACCTGCGGCAGCCAAGGCGTCTTCCAGGTTTGCCGACCGCACGTAGGCTGAGCCCAAGACGTTCGAGTCTGCCGCCTTGTTGGCTGCGGCAGCGCGAGTACTGTCCGCCAGCGACCCCTGCCCCGCGAGAGCCCGAGCCTGCGTCTGGCTCTTCGCGATCCCCTTCTCGGCCTCGAGAGTCGCGCCGCTACGGCCAAGCCCGCCCTGCGCCCGCGCCACTCCTGCCAGAGCGGCACGACGCGCGTTGGCGTCCTGCGTAGCCCCTGCGGTAGCCGTGGCGATGTCTTTCCGGTGCTGGGCGTCGGTCTTGCCGTAGTTGCCCGTGATGCTGCGCGCAGCCGCGTCTCGCTCAGAACGAAGCTGCGCCTGGCCGCCCAGAGTGGCATCCAGCCGCTGCTCCCTCTTCTTGACGCGTCTTCGCGCAATCCCGCGCCCGAGGGCAGCGCCGCCGGCTGCGGCACCGGCAATCAGTCCCGCTGTCAGTAGAGCAGGCATGTGTTCTCCTTAGACCAGAGCCAGCACGCGCGCGTGCCTGACCCCGAAAGTAGCACGTTGGAAGATCAGGTGAGCATTCCTCTTCTCGAAGAGCCCGTACTGCGAAGCAGATCTTGCCTTGGCGGTGTCGAACGCAAACCGGCTACGCGACAGCTTCACCTGGCCCTTCGTACCGCTGTCACCCCCCGCAGTGTTTCGGCCGATGTCGACAGACTCCATGTACATCACGAGCTGCACGTCATGCACTCCGGCTGCCAGGTTGCGGAGAATGTGCATGTCGTACCAGGCAGCCGTGCGTCGTTCGCTGTAGTGAGTCGCGGCGACGTCCGTGATGTCGCCCTCACTCGCGCTCGTTGAGGCTGTCTTGTAGCTCGCGGTGTTGGGAAGCGGCCTGCGTGACGCGTCGACCAGGACACCGTCAATCTTGAACGCGATGGCGCAGTCGAAGACCCGGTCGACCGCGTCCCCTTCCGCGGGGTCTGCGCGGTAAGCGATCTTGAAGGGGTGACAGAAAAACCCGAGACGCATCATGCAGGTGGCAGGGTTCGGTAGATAGAACCTCATCGCGCAGCCCGGCACAGGATTCCACAGTCGCCCTGGTGCCGTGTTGTAGCTGTACGTGTCTGGGTTCACATTGGCGGAGAAAGCCTGCTCGAAGCAGTCGATCGGCTCAAGCGAGAACTCCTGGCTCGTTCGCACCAGGCTCTGAGGCAGCACATGCTCAGAGTGGATCTTGAAGCCTGTAGCGAGGTTGTCCGTGCCGAGGCCCCCGTTCGCCGTCGACATGATTCCGCGGCCCGGAGCTCCGTCGTACACGTTCCGGTTGTGTCCGTCAGAGTCGAGCTTCGTCCCGTCGATGTAAGGGACAGTGGGGATAATGGTCGGCATGTCAGTTCCTGAGCACCATGGCTGAGATCGTCCCGCGGACCGTCGTCATGTTGTTGATGATTGCCGCTCCCGCGTAAACCCCTGTCGGGATGACGCAGCCGACCACCACGTAGTTCCAGGTAGCCGCACCAGTGTTAGCGTTAAGAACAGTCATCGTGGCGATGTTCATGTTCGCCCGAGCGTGTGCCTTACCCGCGACCACCGGGCCGGGGAGTGCGTTGAGCGGGTAACGCTGACCATTCGTGTTGTTGAACCAGACGATGGAGTCCTGCTGAATCTCGTAGGTCGATCCGCCGTCAGTGCTCACCGCGATGGCGAGAGCCCCAAGGACATCGCGGTCATCTCCGTCGCTCAAAAGCCGGAACAGGTCCTGGACATGTGCTTCCGCCATCAGTAGAATCTTTGCAGTCTGACCCGCGATGAAGGCAGGCGTCGTCACGCTTCCGCTGATCGCTGACGGTGTCCAGCCTGGGGTCACGCCGTAAAACGCATTCCCGACATTGGCCCACCCAGGAAACACGCTGTTCAAGGCGCTGGTCCCTGAAGTCGCCTGCTCCCCCGTGTTAGACGCCAGCACTGCCGGCGGCAGCTGAACCGCCCGCAAGGCTCCCCTCGCGAGCGCCCCCGACTCCACCGCGTTGAACTTGTCGCGGGTGGCGTCGATCGAGGCAGACAAGGTCGCCTGGCTCAACGGGCTTTCGGAGTCAAACGGCTCAACTTCAATCGAGTCAAACGTCGTAGACGAGCGCGGGAACTGCGGAATCTGAACGGCAAACAGCCGACGCGTGTACACCGACACCACATCGTCGGGGTCGAACGCAATCGTCTGGTCTACCCGAGGAACCCGCCGAGCCACCAGCTCCACGACATGAGACCCCGCCGTGAGCTCGAGCAGCGCGCCGAGGCGCACCGGGTAGCAGAAGTTACCCAGCGCCCCCAGGTCCGACTCTTGCTCGATCTTCGGGCCGGGCGCGTTGGCGATCAGTTCATCCGCTGAACTGATCTGGTACGCGACAGACGGCTTCTCGCCGCGCGAACTGGCGTGGAACACGTCCAGGTGCCCTGTGATCGTCGAAGGCAGCACCGCGCCGTCTACTCGGATGGCAAACTGCACCCTCGCACCAGTAGAGTCCCCGATGCCGACCCGGTACTGCCCGGTGAACCCGGTGCGGGTGGGTGCTATTGATGGTCCCGTGTACGACGCAGCGGAGAACGTCTGAGGCGAGATCGAGTACTGGATCAATGCTTCGAGCCAGAGTGCCGTGTTCTCTGTGGTCGTCGTGACCGACGTGTCTCCCGAGCCGTTGAGCGGGATGGCAGCCCAGCCGACGTCGTTCTTCAGCTTGTCCTCGAACGTGATGTCCGTCAGCTGAGGCACGTTGAACGGTGCGGTCGAGCCGAAATGCGGGTTTACTACCTTCTTCTCGTCGATGAAGCTGTAGTACGCGTTCGTCTCGATCCCCGCGTCAGTCAACGTGGGCAGACCCGCAGACCCCGTCTCCTTGAAGTTGTGCTCGTTCAGCTTCCCGCTGTAGAGCTCAACCACTGGAATGAAGTCCTCGTTCATGTCGATGGGGTCGAGGATGTCGCCGTCAGAGAGCTTGCGCTTGGGAAAGACGTAGGGCATCAGACGTCCGAGCGCCGCGGCACGCGGCTGTTGGGGTTGCCCATTGTGGCCACGCTGAAGTCGAAGCCCACCGCCGCCAGGTGCAGGGCCTGGTCTCCTGTGGTCTCAATCTCAAAGGCCCACATGCGCGCATCGCGCAGCTGCATCGGGACCTGCCGCCAGAACAGTCGGGGGTCACGCGTACGAGACGACCCGATAACTGCGCTACCAGCTACGTCCGCCACGATTCCCTGGCCGTCATCCGTACCCACTGCTTTGAGGTCTGCCATCGAGATGACCTCGGCCCAAGAGCCGTTGCGGTAGAACTTGACCGTGACGTCTCCGTCGAAGCTGTCAAGCATCCCCACATACATGGTGCGGAGCTGCATCGGGGTGAGCCCCGCCTTCTCCGCTCGAATCCAGTTGCTGCGGTAGCGGACTACGCGGTCAGGTGGCGTGTAGTCGACGGTCTCGCGGTCGAGAACGTACACGTCGTTCGTCTGCGCATGCGGCTGGATGGACGAAGAGCGCTTCGTGATTCCAGGGAGCTCCTTCGCCGCAATCAGAGAGTACTTCCGCCAGTCTCTCGTCGTACAGATGTCGCGAACCGCGAGACCCAGACGCTTGCGACGCCAGCCTCCCTGCCCGAAGCAGAGCATCAAGTTGTTCTCGTTGCTCCCCGCCTCAGCCACCGCGCACTGATACTCACGAGCCTCGTAGTTATACGCGGCAACCGCACGCCTCATCCGACCCTTCGAGAGGTAGTGATGCGTCGTACGGTCTACGGGCTCGCTGAGGCGCTCCACAGCGCCCCCAGGAGCGAGGCCATAGAAGCCGTCGCGGCCGAGCCACACGAGCAGCCCAGTGGGCAGCGCGACGATGCTGCGGGGAGCGACGCAGCCGATACCCTGGGACAACGGCTGGGGAGCACCGAACTCCTGCAAGCTGTAGACAGTGTCCTCGGTGAACGCGAGGAGCAGACCGTTGTGGCTTGTGACAGCGGTGACCTCTGCCGCGCCTGCATCAGGGAACGTGAACTCGCTACGGAGGAAGGTGCCGGGAAAACCAGGCTCAGACCGCCGAACGATTCCAGGCTCTCCGATCGTGTTGCCCACAACCAGCCGCCCTTGATGGGTACACATCACCCGGAAGATGGGGACCGGGATGGTCTCCTCCGCGGGCAACCCGAGGTACTCATCAGGGACATTGTCCGGGTAGATGCTGACCCGGGCCCCAGGGACGCGCGCGAGGAGCTTCGGCTCAGCGCCGACATTCTTGGTGTCTGATGTGCGGTACAGACGCACAGCCGCGGTGTTGGGGGGCATCTCCCCACCCACCGAGACGCAGAACTGCTTCAGCAGATCGTCAATCTCGGTGTTGTCTGTATCGGGGGCGTTCGCAAAAGTGTCATCTGCGGGATCGCTCGCCCGGATGACCCGGTTAAACCAGCTCACTTTGGACTGGATGCGGATCGCCGGAGGACCGCTGTTCGCCGTAGCCAAGCGCGCCGGGTTGCTCGCCGTCGACAGCGGGCCCAGGTTCCCGAAGAAGTCTTCCAGCTGAGCGTGGTAGAACCACGTCCCCGCCTGGACACACCCCGTCGTCCCGTCCAGTACATCTGCGATTGTGCCGATCTTACCAGGCCAGCTGTAGCCCCGGTAGTTGGGCTCCTGCTGGTACCGCGCGAGGCTGGCGTCGCCGTTGAAGCCCTCCGACAGCACACCGGCGGCGAGGACCTTCCCCGCCGCTACGGTGGGCACCGGGACAGGGCTGCGCGCCGTGGGTGTCGGCGCGTAGGTGTTGAACCCCAACGGGAAGGACATACCGTCGTACGTGATGATCCGGGCGTTGTCGACCCCGTTGGTCCAGATGACCCGGTCGTTCAAGACCACGTACTGGTCGGGATAAGCAGGTCGCAGTTCGTCCGACAGAGGCACAGGGGTGCCCTCGATCGAGGTCAGCCCCGCGTACGTCTGCTGCCACCCGTTGTGCCAGTAGATCCGGTCGCCCCAGCGCACGAGTAGCAGGTCTACCAGACCCCCACTGAGCGTAGTGTGAAACACAGAGTGGATGTTCTGGCTGCGGTAAGCAGGAGGCGCAGCTCCATCGACCGGCTCGTAGATCGTAGGTCCGGTCACCGAGATCAGGGTCTCGTCTGACGTGAACTCCATGTTCTCGATCTCACGCGCAAAAACCCCGACCGGGTACTGAGCCTGAGACTCACCCGGCGGGATCGCGAACGTGTACTTGTTCTGCGCAGCTGGACCCGACATGTGCTACCTCAGCGGCAGCGTATCACGCCGTAGCGGGGTTCTCACTCAGCATCGGGCGGTCCTGCCACTTCTGCGCGATGATCTGCGCGCCACCGGGCATGCTCTTGAGCTGAGGGCACGCCGTGTACACCCGCTTGCGCCACTTCATGTAGTGCTCGCCCGGAGCAGGAACCGGCATGTCGATGCGCTCCTTGGGCACACCGGGCGGCTTCCAGGTCTTGGCGAGCTCGTCGTAGCCCCAGTCGTGGGGGACCCAGTCGAAGCGGCCCCGAAACTCGCGGTCGCTGCCCACGAACTCAAACCCGTTGGCCGTGGTGAGGGTCGCCTTCCAGATGTCGGGCTCCTCTTCGGGGCCGATGATCGCGTTGATCTGGGCCTCTTCGTACTGACCGTTGAGATTGAAACGGTGCATCTTGTCGCCCAGCTCAGGCCGGACAAAAGCGTAGTAGTTCTCGGACAAGTGTCCTCCAGGTTGCCAGCTTAGCATACCACCAGGGCGTCATCCCGTCGAGGTGAAGGTGCCGTACCTGCGCCGAAGACTGTAGCCTGTGAGAGGAACCGGCTCGACAACTCTACCCGGATTGGCATAGCGAGCACGGAATCTGCGAGCCAGCGCCTGGTAGCGGTCAAGGTGGATCTGCGCGCCGTTCTGGTCAGCCCCATCGGTCAGCGCGATGTAGTGCAGCGCCAGCTCCACCAGGGCGGGCACAGCGTCACGCTGGATGGGTGCCGTGTCGGTATCCGCCTTGAACTTTCGGGGAAGACGCAGGACGCGAAAATCGAGTTCGTAACGTGCATCTTGCTGCGGATAGACTTGATAAGCGTAGTATCCCGTGCTATGCTTCAGTGGACGGAAGTAGTCTGGTGTGACACTGCCATCCCAGATGAACGTCGCAGGTCCGACCGTGTTGAGCGTCGAGGGCTCCACCTCTGCGAGCAGATAGAACACGCCGGCCGCCTCCACCCGATCGAACGCCGATGACCCCGCTCCTGCGGTGTACACGGAGTCGCGCGCGATGTAGAACCGGATGCGGTATCCGCTGCGGCCCTTTCGGATCGTAGAGGCGACATCGAAGTCGGTCATGGCGTCGATGTTCGTGGCGACCATCTGCAGCGCGCCCGAGGTTCCTCCAAGAGCCGCCATGTCGAACGCTTCGCTGACGGGGCTGGGGGCTGACTCGAACTGCGGGTCGCGTACGTCTCGTGGGCTGTCCTGCCACTCCTCGTCCTTGCGCCCCTTGACGTAGGTGTAGCAGATGCGGAACTTGCCCTGGCGCTCAGGTCCGACCCACGGAGTTCCTGCGCCTCCGATGTTCTCCCCCGGCAACGCCGTCATCTCCGGCTTGCGTCTCGGAGCTGGGAGCTGGAAGTGGCGGTTCCGCCACATACGGAAGGGGCGGCCCTTGACCTCACCGTTCCAGTCGACCATGTCCTGGCGGTACGCCCCACCAGTGTCAATCGCCCAGATCTGCTGGCGGGTCTCGTCGTAGATGCGGGCAGGCTCGAGCACTTCCATCACGTCTTCCGCGAAGAAGAACTCCTTCATGTGGATTCTGAAGTCCACCGCGTTGGCCGGGCTCATCACCGAAGGCCACGGTCGGTCGATGCTGACGTAGTACGCTCGTCCGCCGCCAGGTCCTGCGCCATCAACAGCCCACCATTCGAGCGACTGCCGCCGGTGCTTCTGGCCTGCCGAGTCAGTGAACTCGAGGTGCATGATGGAGTCCCAGCGCCCGTCAAGCGGAGGAACCCACGTCCCGAGTGCTCCGCCCGCCGAGGTCACAAACTCCATGACCCGGGTGTCCGTAGTGACGCGAATGCGTGCGTCCACGGATGCGTCGCTGCCCACCACGTCAGGCTCGAGGACGACATGCTCTTCGTCGGGGACCAGCGCCTCGGGGACGTCGCCCGCGATGCGGTCCAGCGCCAGGTTGAACGCCTGCATGATGCGGTTGTTGAAGGACTCACCGGGACTGTCTGTCGCTCGGAAGTCCAGTGCGCGGTCACGGAGATCCGCAAGACTGACGTTCATAGTGGCTCCAACGCGAAGAGGCCCGAGGGTCGGAACCCCCGGGCCTCTAAGATATCACGGGACGATCAGAGCAGGTCGATGATGGCCTGAGCGCGATCGGCACCGTAGCGCGACCCAGCCGCGTCCGCGTCGAGGGCGACACCCACGATGCTCGTGGTCGGGCTCAGAGTTCCTCCACCGCCCGCGTTGTAGTTGATGACGTACGTGTCCAGCTGACCCGCGTCGGTGTTGCCGTCCGAGGCGAGGGTTTCTCCCGCGGCGACGCCGTTTTCGGTGTGCGCCACGACAGTGCCCTTGGCACAGATCCAGCCGTACTTACCCGACGCGATAGCGAACTGAGCGACTCCGCGAAGCAGGAACGTGAAGGTCTCGCTACCCGCGTCCTGGGCCACCTCGTAGGGGGTGGTCGCCGCGTTGATCTTGCACAGATCACCCGCGTCGATGGCGGCAGCCGCCTTCACGAAGATCCAGGTGCGGTCACCCTGCTGCAGGTTGGCCGCCGCGGGCGTGGCCACGGTGAAGGCCGCGGTACCGTCCGCCTTGAGGAGGTCGACACCAGCGACCTCGCTGGCGAGCTGCACGTAGGTGGTTCCGAGGGGGTAGACCTCGCTGTCGTAGGTCGTTCCGAGGTCGTCGGTCTTGACGCGATTGCCGAGAGGCATGATGTTCTCCAGAAATGTCGAAGTTGGGGAATAGCGTGGAGGCTGACCCGGTCTCCCGGGTCAGCCACTTGGGCTCAGCTCGGGTTGGCCGAGCCGCCGCCGACGACACCGTGGGCGGGGAGCTTGGTGGAGATGAGGTTGGCCTGCATCGAGAAGACGGCGGTGACCACGTCCTGGTCGCCGACGCGCTCCTTGAACTCAGACATCTGCGGAGCCTCGTGGACGGGCATCTCCAGGTAGTCGGAGTTCAGGATGTAGGTGACGCCGTTGCTGGCGTTGCCCGTCGCGCTGAAGTCGTTCCGGTCGAGGTCGATGGACGAGTACACCTTGGCCAGACCGAGGCTGAGCTCGATGGTGTTGGTCTTCTGGTCGACGCCGTCCTGGATGGTGCTGACGTTGACGCGGAAGTTGTTGGCCTGGTTCTCCTCGAACTGGGTGTAGACGTCCTGGTCCATGTAGACCAGGTCCGGGCCCTTGCCCATGCCGCCAGCGTAGTGGGCGCACTCGCGGTAGGTCTTCCGCAGGACGGAGATGTCGAACGGCGCGCCGCCCATGTTGCCGAACTGGTTGAAGTGGAAGTAGCTCGAGGACTTGGCGACACCCTGAACCACGTCGTTCTGCGTGGCGGGGGTGGCGAAGTCGAGGAGACCGTTGGTGACGCCGGTACCGATACCGGTGCTGACCTCGCCGTTGAGGGTCAGGAACCCGCGGAGCTCGGAGGTCTGGAAGACGATGCCGCGCGAGACACCGGTCAGGAAGTACTTGTTGAGGTCAGCCTTCACACCGTCCATGACGGTCTTCGGGTACTCCTCGATGAGACGCATGATCGCCAGCTTGCCGCTGTTGAACATGAGCTCCTTCTTGGGGATGTTGACAGCGACCACGATCCGGTGGGGCTCCACCTGGAACTTCTTGATCTGCTGACGCCGCGTCATGTTGAGCAGCTCGTCGCCGACGTAGATGCCGACGCCGCGTGCGGGCGCGCCACCCGTGAAGGAGCGCTCGATCAGCGAGCCGCCCTCCATCGGCATGCGGGCCTTCTTGTCGAGGCACTCGAACAGCTCATTGGAGCGCACGAAGGAGTTGACGAGCGGACCGCGCAGGTCGGCAAACGTCGTGTTCAGAACTTCGGTAGAGATAGGCATTTCGGGACCTCACGGTCGGGCAGCACAACAGGCTCACCGACCACAGCGTGGGGGGTTTAGAGCTTCACAAGTTGTCGTGCCTGCCCGCGTGCGGCTTATTCCGGACTCTTTCGAGCTACCCTACCTGCAGGTGCCCTCTGGTTATACCGAGCGAGATCCGGCGAGTCAAGGTTTTTTGGGTTTACGCGCCAGGGACCGGGTCGACTTTTGGCTTTTTCGGTTCACCCACACCGTACGTCGGGTTGCCCCCGATGCGGATATCGTTCGCATCGAAGTGCTTGACGCTGCCGCAGTCGAACAGCTGGACCACCCAACAGGTGTTCCAGTCGGGTCCGTAGTCGATCAGGAAGTGCGCCCACCCTCGCCCCAGGGGAGTCGTGACACTCATGGGTGGGGTAATGCGGATCACTCGCCCGACGCCGCCGGAGGCGCGTATGCTGCCTGATGGAGCTTGTCCAAGGTCTTCTCGAGCTTCCTTGACTGGATCTTGTCCTTAACGCCCATGAGGACATCCGCGCTGAGTTCTCCCGCGGAGATGCCTCCAGATGCGGGCGCAGGCGCAGGTGCGGATGCGGGCGCGGGGGTAGGCTTCGCGTCCCGCGCGAGCATGCCAGCGCGCCCCAAATGGTACTGTGAGAGGACACTGCTCATGATTTACCTCGGTAGGGCGCTGTCTTCTTCGCGATCTTCTTGGGCTGCTCGCTGTGCTGCTTGCCCTTTTTGGTGTCTTCCCGCTTCTTGCGGGAAGTAGCCGCGTACTCGTCAGAGCTTAGTGCGTCCCGCGCTTTTTTGGGGAGGTAGCGCTCCCCCGTCTTGGACGACTTCTTACCGGACTTGGTGCCCCAGTCTTGCTTGGTCCACTTGACCATCGACCGCTGCTTCTTTGTAAGTGGCATCAGGACTTGTACCCCCCGCCCTTCTCCTTGTACTCCTTCGCCAGGAGCTGAGACTTACGCGCAGACCACTGCCCGGACTTGGTTCCGTGCGTGTTGCGGGCCATGATCAAGTCCTTCAGACGCTTGCGGAGCCCCGGCTTGGTGTACGGCTGCGGCTCTTTCTTCTCAGCCACAGCTACCTCCGGCTCTTGGCAACAGACTTGAGCATCTTACGACGCGCGGGCTTCTTGTCCGCAGCTTCCATCTGACGAACGATCTTGTTGGCCTGGGACCGGCCAGCGTCTCCGCCCCACAGCTGGGACGCGACATAGCCCTTGTCCTCGTGAGCCGCCTTCCCCGAGTCCAGCCCGCGGTTCTTGTCATGACGCGAGTGGTACGCCTTGACGCGCTTCCACGTCTCAGGGCTCAGCGTCTTGCGGTTGGCCATGTTCGACGCGCGCTGGACACCAGACCCGATGCCCTCCTTCTTCGCCTGCTTCGCGTCAAGACCAGCCTTACCGCTCTTGGGCTGCTTCTTGCGCAGCTCGAGGCCGCGGCGCGCAGCCTTGGCGGTGGACTCAGACGGCTTCATGTCGATGTGGTCGTACTTGCCCATTACTTCTTCCGTTTCTTGGACTTGACGACCGCCTTGAGCATCTTGCGCCGACCGGTACCGCCGCTTGGACGGAGAGCGTTTACGTCCGAGTACATCACTTCTTCCGCATCTTACCGAGAGTCTCGGCAAGGTTGATGCGCTGAAGCATCGTGCGCTGCGCAGGAGTGAGCTTCTTGTCACCCTCCGCCTTCTTCTCGAGCTCAGCCTTCTTGGCGCTCATCTTCTGCTTGTCGATGGGCTCGCCCTTTTTGGCACCCATGGACTTGCGCAAAGCGCCCGGCTTCTTGATTGCGTCTTTGATGAACTTATCGGCCATGACGCCCCTCTTGTGGCTTGACTCCGCGAGTGATACCGTGATAGCATGGTAGCACGAAACGAATCCAAGCGCAGGCCCAGCCTGTTGCCTGGCGGCGCAGAGATCCATGAGGCTCCTGGTCTGAACATGACCAAGGTCCACGCGATGTTCGCCACGCCAGACGCCTTCGTGTCGATGTGTCAGATCGTTCGTGAGAACGAGTCAAGCGGCTATCTGACGCCGACACCAACCCAGCAGAAGCTGTTGAAGGCGTACGCCACCAACCGGTGGATGCTCGTAAACAAGTTCAGGCAGGCGAAGATCACCACCATCTCGGTGATGTTGTTGCTGCGCGACTGCATGTATCTGTCGGGTGTGAAGGGGCTGCTCATCGCTGAGCGACACGACACCGCAGAGGACATCTTCGAGCGCATCCTGTACGCGTACAACCGCCTGCCCGACGACGTGAAGATGCCGCTGGCCAAGGGGCGCAAGGCGGGCACGACGCAGATTCACTTCTGCCACGGTGGTAGCATCAAGATTCTGACCGCGGGCGGACGCTCCCCCGCCATCGGTCGGTCGGTCGACCGCCTCATCATCACCGAGTTCGGTGAAGCGCAGTGGCAGAAGAAGGCGGCCATCAACATCTTCCCGACGCTGAACAAGCGGCCCAACGCGCGGGTGATTCTGGAGAGCACGCCGGGGCGAGCGGGGTCTCACCACGAGACCATGTGGCGTGCGTCTCTCGAAGGGCGTGGTCGCTTCAGGCCACTGTTCCTCGAATGGTGGCACGACGACTCCTGTCGGGTGGACGCCACTGGGTTTGAGCCCACGAACACCGAGCGTGAGTACCTGGCGCAGCACCCCGGCATGTCGATGGAGCACCTGGCCTTCCGCCGGATGGGCCTCGAGACGGAGATGGGCGGGGACCCTCGGTTGTTTTCCTCCAAGTATCCGTCGAACCCGTACGACGGTTGGATCGGAAGCCTGGCCCCGGTGATGCCCACTGAGATCTTGCAGCCCATGCTGGACAAGGCGGTGAACGATCCTGAGATCGGTCCCTTCGGGGCCCGGGAGATCTCACCCCCACGCCAGGACGGTTCCTACCTGATCACGGCTGACCCCGCTGGGTTCGGCGCTTCTGGGGATAAGAGTGCTCTGACTGTCTTCGACGCTATCAACCGATGCGAGGTGGCGTTCTGGGAAGACAGAGAGACTCCAGACAGATTCGCGCGCCGCCTGATGAAAGTCCAGGAGAGGTACAACGGAGCCATGCTGGTGGTTGAGTCGAATGCGACAGCCGCCATCACCCTGCTGAAAGACTCAGGAGTCAAGCGGCTGCTCTGGACTGACCGCAATCACCCCGGCTGGTACGCCACGGCCAAGCGCATCCAGGAGGCCGAAGCCAAGCTGGTCAAGATGCTGCGCGAGGACGACCTCTTGCTGAGAAGCCGCGGTCTCCTGCACCAGCTCTTGAACTACGACGGGTCCCGCAAGAAGCGCGTGAAGGGCCTCGACGGAACCACGCACCACTTCGACCGCGCAAGAACCGCTGTCATGGCGGCCGACGTATTGAGCAGAAGGAACTTCACCGCTACACAGTTGCGGGAAGAGCCTCGCAATCGTCCGGTCGGGCAGGTTACCATTGGCGACCTCGACCTGTTCCGCAAGGGAAAGAAGCGGGGATTCGCCAAGCCCCTTCCCCGTGACTGGATGTAGCCATGCCCAAGACCGCTCAGCAGAAAGCCGAAGAAGCCGCCAAGGCCAAGGCCAAGCGCATCGCCGATGCCAAGGCTGCCGGCAAGAAGACCAGCGCAGAGCAGATGGCGGAGGGCGAGAAGAAGCTCTCCGAGAAGAAGCGCCCGGCTCCCATGGACATCGACGCCATGATGAAGCAGATGAAGGATTCCGCTCGCAAAGAAGACGCGGAAGCCGCGAAGGACGACTGACATGGCCGATCCCGACCAGATCATGAAGCAGATGAAGGACGACGCGCGTAAGGAGGAGAACGACAAGCGTGAAGCCCGTGAGTACGAGCTCAAAGTGCAGGCGGCGGAGCGTCGACTCAAAAGCCGGATGCCTTTTGGCGTCGGCATCGGGGGGTTTCGCGACAACGAGCTCACTTACGAGAGGCACGGTGTTGGAGACCCGCGGCGCGATCAAGACATGATCAGCCTGGAGGTTGAGGGCGTCGAGGTCTCTCCGCACGGCAACACGCGCACTCCCAGCCAGGCCAGTGTGTACCGGAGCTCCTTCAAAAAGCCTGTAGTCGGTAGAACCGGCCGGGATTATCGCTTCCCGGCGAAGGGTCGCATGCCCGCAGCGGAGGTGACCACACCAGACCTCAGTGAGGTTCGCACTGAAGTGCGTGACGAGTCTGGCCGAGAGATCCCGGCGCTCGACCGCATGGCCGCACTGGGTGAGTTCCGCAACGCGCTCACGAAGGCTCGCTCCGAGCTGGGACCCACGCAGTCCTACGCCCCTGAGTTCGAGGAGGCTCTGTTTCGCGTGATGCGTGAGCAGGCTCTCCGACTTCAGATCCCCGACGCAGAGCTCGCCCGCAGCGTGGACGAGCTCGACAAGCTCTCCAAGGCTGCCGTTCTTGGACGGGAGGGTGCCGGAGTGGGGCTTCCCGTCTCCAGGCTGAAGGGCACTGCCGCCGACTACCGCCGTGACCGGGACTGATTCATGGCTGACAAGTCCAAAATGCCAAAGGACTACGGGGTCTACGCCTCGGGTCTGACCGATGCGAGCGGGACTCCGTTCGCCTCCATTCAGATTCGCCGTGGGACGAAGGACGTTCCCTCCTTCGAGCGTAGGCAGGTCTACGTCGGCGACACCCTGCCGCAAGGCAACATCACCGGCATCACTGCTGAGGGCATCACCGTCATCCCAGACGAGGGTGACGAGTACCTGCTGCCTTTGGGGTCGGGGGCTCGAGTCGACTACGGCGGCCGTAGGAAGACGCCCAAGAAGATTGACCTCGATGCGGCTCCGATTCTGAATCAGATTGACTTCGACGCCGACGCCTTGGCGGACCTCGCCGAAGACGCCGGGGTGTACGAGACTTTCAAAGATCAGATGCGGCCGTTCTACGAATACGCTCGGGCACGCGCTGACTCGGACCCGCAGATCACGGAAGAAGACGCGCTTCGCGAGATTGCCTTGTTCCAAGCCGGAGATCTCTTCAACCCTGTAGAGAAGAGGGGCTCGATTGAGATGAAGGCGTTTCCGGAGTTCAGCGTAGCGGATCTCCCCTACATCGAACCCTTGGACTGACATGGCTCGGAATATCTACATCAGTCAGCCTGCCGCATCTCTTGATGAGACTGTTGCGGGTGTGGCCGACCGTATTCAGGGCCAGGGCGTCAAGGACCGTAAGACCGCGGAAATCGGTTCTTCTCTACTGACGGCGTTGTCCAACCCTCAGCTGGGCACCCCCGTCAAGCGGACTGCCCCCGTCAAGGTTGCACCGGTCAAGGCTGCTCCTGACTACCGGTCGACGCCGACTACCGAAGATGACCGCATCGCGGGCGAGCAGATGGTGTCGAACATCTTTGGGAGCCGGGACATCTCCTCTGACGCGCTCGACATGCTTCGGTTTCGGCGTGGGGAAAAGAAGCGGCAGAAGAGTGCTGCACTCCCGTACGATGGGCCCAAGCCCCTCGTGGGTCCCGGCGGGCAGATCGACCCGGAGGGCACCGCGGCGTCTCTTGAGAATCGCTCGGTTTACAAGGACTTGCCCCCCGAGGCGCGGCAGGATGCTGCGCAAGCCGACTTCGACTCTTACATGTCCGACCGTGAAGGACGTGGAGTCCAGAGTAGTCAGAGTTACGAAAGCGAAGAGCTGGGCGGCAACATCGTACACCAGTTCGACCGAGACGACGGGATCTCTGTGACCTTCCTCGAGACCCCGAGCGGTAAGCTCTACAACACCACCGACGTAGTCAAGAGGCGGTAGACCATGCCCCCCAAGCTTTCCAGCCTGATCGACAGGCACGAGCGCTACTACAAGCGCTACGAGAAGCCGAACTTCGATAAGGCTCGCCGGTTTTACCGGGGTGAGTTCTACTCGATCAAGAAGGCGGACAACGCCCACGTCGATCGACTGCTGCTCTGCTCCAAGAACCTCATCTACGCCATCGCGGATACTGCGGTCTCCAGCCTCCTGGGCCCCAACCCCCAGGTGGCCTGTGTTCCGCGGAACCCAGACTCCGAAGAAGCGATGTCGGCAGTCAACGGGCTCATGGGGTTCGTGTTCGACGAGAACCGGATGCGGCGTCGGTCGGCCACTGCGTTGATCGACGCAGTGCTGTGTAAGCGAGGCATCTTCAAGACAGGGTGGAGCGTCGAGGAAGACCGGCCGGTGATCAAGTCGGTCGACCCATCGCGCCTCTACTTCGACATGACTGTCCGCGATGTCGACGACATCAGCTACTGGATCGAGACGACGGTCATCTCGTACGATCAGTTCAAGGAGCGGGTGGCGAACGGGGTGTACACCATCCCACCGAACGCGGACATCCGGCCCGACCGGTACCCCACCTGGCTCGTCGGAGACGACCAGCGCGGTAACGTGGACGCCGTCCGCGACGCCTTCCAGTGGGTGACCGTCTACGAGTACTACAACGTCGACAAGGGCGTCGTACAGCATTACGTGAAGCAGGCGAACGCTGTCGTCTTTGAAGACAAGATCGACTACATCCCGTACTCGATGTTCAGCCTCAACCAGTCGGGTATCGACTGTACGGGTCTGTCTGAGGTCCAGCTGGTTCTGAACCAGCAGGAGACGGTCAACGATCTGCTGACGCACCTCAAGGAGATCGCCTACCTCCAGATCCCGCGCATCCTCTACGATGCCGGGCGCATCACGGAGGAGGACCTGAACAAGGCTGTGGCCGCAACGACGGGCTCGTTCGTGGGGATTCGTCCAGAGAACAGTGAGGCGCTTCGTACGCTCAACACTCTGTTCTACCCGATGCCGACGCCTGACACCCCCGCCGGTGTCGTCTCGTTCGTCGACCGCCAGGAGAACGACGCAGCGTTCATCTCTGCGCTGGCTGAGGCGGCTCGAGGACAGGTCGCAGGCGCTCGTACGGCTACGGAGATGGCAATCATCGACGCCCAGATGAGGACGCGCCTGGCGACCCGTGAGGGTCACCTCAACGACGCCATCGAAGACGTCGGACGCAAGGCGTTCTACCTGACGCGCAAGTACATGAAGCAGGAGAAGATGATTCGCGTCGCGGGCTCTGCCCGGTGGGCCGCGGTCAACTTCAAGACGCTTCAGGGTGTCGAGATGGACTTCAAGATGGTGTCCTACAACCCTGTCCGCAAGAACCCTGCGGTCATGGTCGAAGCCATCATCCAGATGCTGCCCTTCCTGGCAGACAACCCCAACGTCGACTTCCGCGGTCTCACCGAGCAGATCGTCTCGGGTCTCGGCTTCCCAAGCCAGATCGTGAAGAACGAGGCCGAGCTCCAGGCGGAGCAGGAAGCCGCGATGCAGCAGCAGCAGGCGATGATGCAGGCTGAGCAGCAGAAGTCTTTGGGTGGTGCTGCCGCAGGAGCCCCGGCTCTGGCCGCGGACGCTATCGCACAGGATGAGGCCGCCGTAGAGCAGCCCGCGGCAGAGATGCCGCCGGAGCTCCTGGCGTTGTTGATGGGAGACGCTGCCGCAGCGACCCCCGAAGAATCCTTCGCCGCGGGTGGCGGCGCACCTGTGCGGGAGGGCTGATGCCAGTCGCAGACTTCATGTGTGATTGCGGGTACGAAGAAGACACCATCGTCTACAAGGTCGGGAAGTACCCCGACTGCCCTGAGTGCGGTGCGGTCCTGGTGCGCGACTACAAGTACGGCATCAACCTGCGCATCAAGGGCGACGGCTACGGCTCGTTCGTACCTATTGACATGGGCGTACTTGGGTATTGCGACACCAAGGACAAGTACGACGCCGCGTGCGCTACCATCCGTCAGCGGTACCCCGGTGCGGAGATCAACGTCGAGCGAGAGACGCAGGCGCAGAAGACTGAGCGCCTCGACGAGCACCGGCACAAGGTCGCCCAGGAGCGTCGGCGGAAGAACGTCGATGACCAAGCAATCAAAGCCGCGAGGCAGGAGTCTCGTCGGGCTCTGCGCATGGGAGCATCCAACGATGAAGTCGTCAAGAAGAGCGCGAATGAGCTGGTCAGCCCAGGTAGCAACACGACGATCCACCGGAGCCCCACGCGCCCGAAGCTCGCAGGGAAGTCTCGTGTCCTTGCTGGCTGACCCTCGCGTTCGCGAAAGCCAGAGCAAGGCTCTCGAGATGCGGAGGCCACTTCGCAAGCTCAAGGACGAGGTTGTCATTGACAGTGTCTGGTACGAAGACGTGTCAAGGGGCCTCACATACGCGCTGCCCAAGAAGCTGATCATGTCGATTGGGCCGGCGGCAGCGTTCGAGTGGGCTCACCTGAGAAAGCACTCAGGCGAATAACCCGCTCATGACAACTGGCAGAGATTCCACCACTGTGGTAGTGTGAGGTTCACGATGGCAAACGATATGATGGCTGGCAGCGAGAAGGCGATTGTCCCCGATCGGGACCTGAAGCCTGGCATGGATGTGCTCGACGAGATGCTCTCCGCGCTGGGCCCCGAAGGGGGCATGGTGGAGGAGACCGAGATGGTCGAGGGCGAGATGCCCGCTGACGCGATGCCCGGCGGTGACGCCACGGGCGACGTCGAGGTGATTGCCTCCGCCCTGGGCATCGAGGCCGCGCAGGCCCAGGCCCTGTTCGACGCTGCCCAGCAGATGGACAAGACCCGCGGTAAGAGCGGGAAGGAACTCGCAGACATGCTGGCCGACGACTTCCAGCTCCGGATGGAGCTCGAGAAGCTGGCGGGCGGCGCTGCTGACCAGATGGAGATGGACATGGCGGAGGACATGGGCGGTATGATGCCGCCCGAGATGCCCCCCGAGATGCCCGCTCCGTAAGGAGACCTGATGAGTGAAGTCGACGAGTCTGTCGAATCTGCCGACGTAGGGGAGTCTGTTGATGGCTCCCCTGCTGACGTGTCCGAGCCCGCCGCCGAAGCCGCCTTTGAGTGGAACGGCGAGGTCGAGTCGCTCCAGTCCGCTGACTGGTTCGGGGGGCTCGACGAGCCTGTTCGGCAGGGGCTACTGAACGGCATCCAGCAGAAGTACCAGAACTGGGAGAAGGGCTACAGCTCGAAGTACCAGGAGCTGGCCGACACCCGGAAGACGTACGACAGCCGTGTGGCTGACCTCCGCTCGCAGGAAGCGCGGGTCCAGAAGTGGTTGTACGGCGAAGGCGACCCCCTCGGCGAGACACGCGCTCAGATGGAGCAGATGAAGACGCAGCACGAGGCCGCGCTTGGTGCTCTCCGTTCGGAGTACGAGAGCGCCTTGACGAACGTACGGAACGCCCAGAGCGGAGACCTGCAGGCAGCGGTCCAGGCGCGTGACGAGGCTGTTCAGAAGATTCAGCAGTACGAGCAGGAGCGCGCAGCTGTCGAAGAGGCTCGTGTCGAGAGTCAGGTCGACGAGCTCGAGGGGTGGCTCGACGCCAACGCCTCGGACATCGTGGCGAACGACGACGCCTTCTACACCTGGTGCGTCCTCTGCACTGGTGGTGCGTCCCCCGAAGACGCTGTCCAGATGGTGCGGGCCAAGTATGGTGCACCTCCCGTGGCTGAGCCGGAGCCGGAGCCGGAAGCCCCGCCCAAGAGCGTCGAGCTCATGAACATGGGTGGTGCCCGCACGGGTACGGCGTCTGGTCAGCCGAAGTCATTCGATGAGATCATGGACGAGATGCGTAGGGCTGCTCAGTCAGGCGCGTTCGTCCGCTGAGCTACTGCCGCCGCGCCATCAGCGCGGCGAACGGAAGAGCGGCAGCCCCCATCGCCAGCGCGGTGTCCCGGCGGTCGCTCTTCTGCTGCGTTGCGGCTGTGTCGACGCCCTGAGCAGCCAGGTCTTCCTGTCGGGCCTGCTCCTCGAAGCTGAGGGGCTGCTGTGTCGCGTTCTTCTGCCGGCGACGCATGAGTCCGCCAACAGCCATGGGGAGTGCAGCTGCGCCGATGGTGCCGAGGGTCAGGGGGTCCATACTATTCTCCAGGTCGACTTCAGCACCCTATCATGGTAGACTAAGCCCAGCCGTGCGGGATGATGTGCCCGAGGCCCCAAGGGGTCTCCTGCACCATGACCTTCTTGCCGTTCGGTGATGGGCTTGGCCAAGCCTCGAGCTTTGCTGCGTCTGGGTCACGGTTCCAGTAGAAGACCAGTCGCTCGCGCCCTGCGGTTCCCCACCAGCGCTCCCAGCCGTTGGACTCGTAGTAGGCGTGGACCTCCGACTGCGACCCGTCGAAGTGTTCACTCGGCGACCAGCGCTCCCACCCATCCGGTGGGACGATCTGACCCTCGCTGTTGAGCTCGTACTTCACGCCCGGCAGGTCCGCTTCATCGACGGTGCCCGGCACCTCGGGCTCCTTCTTCGCCGGCTCGGGCTCCTTGTCCCCACCGCTCGCCGCGCTCTCTTCGCCTGCGGCCAGGCTGCGCATGCCGCGGACCAGGGCCATGCGTGCGACGGTCGAGCGGCTGACGTTGATGCCCAGCTCTGCGATGACCGGCATGGACGCCACCATGTCGATCATGGCATCGAGCTTGTCGAGCTCCTCGTGGCTAACCGGCACGTACAACTTCTTCTGAGTCATTGAGACCTCCGCGGAGACTATAACACTGTCACGGTGGTATGGTGTTTTGAAAAATAGCTTCGGTCCGGAAAAGGGCTCTGCGGTAGGTACCATAGGCTTGCTGCTTCGGGGTGGCCCCCCCTCCCCCCAAGCCTTCGGCTTGCTTCGGCACCACCCAGCGAAGCTGGGCTACGTGCGATCCATCTCTTGGACCAGAATCGGTTCGGTCGGCCGCCGCCGCTGCGGGCGGTCCGATTGCATGAGCCGGGCCCGGCGGATGCCGACCAGGGAAGCCGACCAGGACGACGGGCCGTCGCCCTGGTCAAGGGGGATCCCATCGGGGATCCTACAGGATCACATTTGAGAACGTCGACCAGCACGGCGCTTTCGACAAGGGCTGAATCTTTCTTGCCGCATTGGGTTGCGGGTTCCGTCTCAGCGGGGCACATTGTTTGGGCCAGGGGGGACGACGCAGTCTCCCGGCGGCACCGGCTCCTTGACATACCCCAATACGATGGACAGACGCGGCAGAGACACCGCGTACCGAGGCCCAACGCCTCGTAGTGAGGCAGGGTCAAACCTGAGAGAAGAGAGAAGAGAATGTACGTCAAGACCATCACGAAGTTTGAGAATGACCGCCTCGACGGGGATTCAACCCTCGCCATCGCCCTCCGGATTGACCTGGACGAGATCGTCCAGGAAGCTGGAGACCGTCTGTGGGACCACGTTGATGCGGAGGACGCGGCGGAATTCTACGGCGTCGACATCCTCGATCACCTGAACGATGACGAGGTGCTCGACGGCTTCTCCGTCGACGAGAAGCTCAAGAATGTGGCGGTCGAGGAGGTGGTGTCCTGGCTGGAAGGCGAGGGCTACACGGTGACCCAGGATGACGGGACCTGGGTCCAGGTCTCCAAGTCGACAATCGAGACGATGCGGACGATCCTCAACACTGCGCGGGACCTGCTCGCTGAATGTGACTGAACAATCACCGGCGGCGCACCTCACGGGGTGCGCCGCCATCGGAGAAGAGATGAACAGAAGAGACGAACTGTTCAGGGCACTCGCCCTGGTGTGGATGACGTGGACGGCCACATACATGATGTGGCACGTGATCATCGCGATCACGACGCCCTGACCAACCGGGGGCGGCTCTTCGGAGCCGCTCCCACCCAACAGAGAGAGAGAGAAGAGATGAGAAAACACCTGTTCAATCAATGGAAAATCCCGGCTGACGGCAGCCCCGCTGTCGAACAGTGGGTGGTGAGTATCGAGGAGATGGGAGTCTTCGAGCGCTTCGGCACCTACGAGGAGGCGCGGGACTTCTGGAAGACGCTCGACACGCAGCCGGTGGAGAAGTGCGTGGTCTGCCACGTGGTCTTCACCGGAAACGGGTGCCGCTGCGTGCCCGGCTTTATCTGAGACAACCAGGGCGGGGGCTTCGGCCCCCGCCCACAAACCAAGAGAGAAGAGACATGAAGCAGCGATACACATTCAAGTCACTCAACCTGCAGGTCCCCACCCAGGGAGAGGCCCTCGTGGGCCTCACCTTCCTCGACCCCGACGAGGGGTACGAGGTCACGGTCAAGGCCGCGGCCTACTTCATCAACCCCCAGGGATGGGGGTGGGTTCTCGACACGAACGGGGGGTCGTTCACCGTCTACGCCGACTGACAAGAGAGAGAGACAACCAGGGCGGGGAGCACTGACTCCCCGCCCGCATCCCAAGAGAGAAGAGACATGAGCAACAAGACGACAAGGCTGAAGATCGCGTACCGCATGGGGTACATGGCGAACGCCAATGGGCATCCCCGACTTGCCCCTGATGGAGACCCCCTCCTGTTCGCCGCGTGGTTGGACGGGTACGATGATGCGGAGATGGACCGCTGCCAGTACTTGGCAGGCGGCGTCGACGACCGAGACTGAGACAACCCGGGTAGGGGGCTTCGGTCCCCTGCCCCTTCGTCGTTCGAGTCTCGAGCCTCAAGCCGCAGGCTCTTGGTCACCGGTCAAACCCGGCGGCCCGCGACGTCCGGAGCAGTCCGCCACCGGTTGAACCCCGGTGCATGGTGTCCGGTAGCAGTCCGGGACCGGGCTCGGCCGGGTACGCGTCCGGCCCGGTAGCAGTCCCGATCGGTGTCCGGGGCCCGGACTCGTCACCCAGGAGGACCCCGAACGAGAGCGCCCCGACCAGCCGGAGCCGATCGGGGCGAGGGAGCGCGGGCGCTGGCGTCAGCCGGACTTGTAGTCTTCCCGATCAGCTTCCCACAGCATCTCCATTAGAGGCGTCTCGTTCCGCGCCCGGCGCAACCACGCCCGGCCCTCGGGCGTCAGCGTGGTGTTCCAATGGCCCCCGTTGTTGTCGAACTGCTGGAAGTCCGCGAGTCTCACGGGCTCCTCGTTGGCGTGCATCTCGAAGCACTCCAGGGCCCACGCGAGCGGGCTGTCAGTCGCCGCGTCGTTGATCTCCGCCGCGATGAGTTCGCGGCGGTTCCAGGTCCTCCGTCCGCGCGCCTCGTGAGCGCGCTGGCGGGGGGTGTTGTACCGATTCATGTCACTTCTCCTGTGGCCGGCGTCCGTTGCCGGTGCCCCAACATACCACGGTGGAATCCTTAGCTGGAATCCTTAGCTGGAATTCCAGCTTGAACTCGAACTCGAACTCCCGAACTCGAACTCGAACTCGAACTCGAACTCGTCGCCCAGGAGGAGGACCCAGGCCGCCGCCGGTCCCGGTCCCACGCTCGCCGGTCCGGTGTCCGGTAGCAGTCCGGTCCGGTAGCAGTCCGGTGTCCGGTCCGGGCGTAGCAGTCCGGTCCCGAACGCAAGCGACCCCGTCCGGGTGGGACGGGGTCGCGGGGATCAGGATGCGAGGGCCACGATAGCCAGGAGGAGAGCGGCCAGGGCGACCCAACCCCGGGCCGCCTTCACGCCTCTGCGCGCGTGGCCATGGCCAGGGCAAATGCCCCAGCCGCGCGCTCCGCCCGGTCCCGCTGGATAGCGTCCAGGAGACCATGACTCGCAGCGCGGGACACGGCGTTGACCACGTCCGCGACACGATCCCCACCCTCGAACGCGTACCCCTTGAGGAGCATCTCGACCGACACATCCCGGGCCGCTTGCTTATCCAGGCTGGCGAGGATCTTGTGCGCGTCCGTCATGGCCTGGACGGGCGACTCCATGTCCACCACGTCTGCCGCGGACGTGGAACGCAGGACGCCCCACCGGTCCAGGAAGTACCCCGCCGCCTGCTCTACGCCCTGCGCGGTCTGCAGGACGTCCTGCCGGACACGCTCCAGGCCAGCGGCCCGTGCCGCTGCGGCGCTGCGCACCCGACTACCCCGGTGCCGACGGTTGACCCCGTCGGCGATCCAGTCGGCAACCGTGCAGTTAATGCAGATCACCCGCTGGAAGGAGAGGCCCCCGTGGTGCGCGGAGTTTCCGGTGTCGCCGGACCTCCCCTTGATCCCGACTTCGAACACATCGCCGACCCCCGCATCAAACGTCTGCGGGGCATGCCACGTGGCACTCCAGGTCGCGAGCGTGGTCGCCGGGTTGTAGTCCACGGACCCGCGCGCATCGGGGAGGCGATCGGCGTAGTCCTCGAAGATCGCGGTGTACTCCTCCAGGATGCTATCCACGGGCATGTCCAGATAGGACATGCTCATGGCGCGGTAGATCTGGGGTCGCCCGTCGATCGTGCGGGTGCCGACGTTGACCAGGCGGGCCTTCTCGTCGTACCCGAACCGCTCCAGATTCTGGATCTGACGGTTGAACACGTCGGCGCGCACGTCGGGATCGAGGGCCTGGAGGAGGGCCCGCGACGACGGGAACGCCGGGCGCTTGGGATCGGCGGAGCTATTGAACCGGCTGATCAGGGAGTAGAACGCGCCGGGCTCGATAGGGAAGCCACCGGACGACGACTTCCCTTCGGTGTAGATGCGTCCGTCTTCAGTCATGCGGAGCCGGGCCGCATCGACCGCGAAGGACTTACGATCTTCGCGCCGGATCGCCTTGATCACCGGCGCGAACGCCTCGCGGATGGGCGGAAGGTCCTCGTGGAGGGCTGCCTTCGTGCGGAAGGTATCCTTCCCGATCTGCAACATCTCGGTACCGGCGTCGAACCACGTGTCGGGGATCTTCGCGGCCCACCCATTCGACTCCAGGAACGCGACGTCCTCGGAGATGCGGGCCGCCCGGTCGGGGTCGACCGTGCCAGCCTTGACGGTAGCGGGGGGCTTCGGGGGCGGAGCGCTGGGGTACCGGTCGCCGGTCATCTCCTCCAGCGTGCGTGTGTCGACGCCTGCGGCGAATGCCGCCGCGTAGTCGGGGTAGGTGTTGCCAGTGGCGGGATCAAGGTAGCGAGTCATTCTCTTCTCACGGTTGCGCCCGCGGGTGAACCCCGGGGGCCCGACTACCCTACCAAGGCGGTAGGACGGTGTCCAGCGTATCTGAGCAAAAAGTTAGAACCGCCCGCGGCGTAGCCGCGCCACGAGCTACCGGAACACGCCGGTCGACTCCGCCGGTAGCTCGTGTCCGGCGGGTGTCCGGTGGTAGCAGCCCCGGTAACCCCGTCCGGTGGTAGCAGTCCGGCGGCCTACGTCCGGCCGTAGCAGTCCGGTAGCAGCCCCGGTAACCGGCCCACCGGTTAGAGCGTCCGGGGGTAGCAGTCCGGTTAACCACGTCCGGAGCTAAGATTCTTACCCGGATCGGTTGACAGTCTGATACCGCTCCGGTATGGTGTGGATGCGCCGGGCGGATCCGGTGCAAAGGAGAAGAGAAGCAATGGCAATGACACTCAAGGAAGCGAAGACGATCACCGGGCACAAGTCGGGGCTGGGTAAGCCGAGCAAAATGCCCGGATACAGCACGGCGATCCCGGCGTCCGCGTGTCGGACCGGTGCGAAGCTTGCGAAGATCCCGGGTAGCGTGTGCGCTAACTGCTACGCTCTGAGAGGAAACTACCTGTACACGTCCGTCAAGGAGGGACTGCAGCGCCGCATGGAAGCGCTGGACAATCCCCGGTGGGTCGACGGTATGGTGCGTCTCGTGGCGCACTACACCGATCCTAACGATCCGCATTTCCGGGTACACGATAGCGGAGATCTGCAGTCCCGATCCCATCTGGACAAATGGGTCGCGGTCGCGCGCCGCGTTCCGGAGGTGAAGATCTGGATGCCGTCTCGCGAGATAAGAGACGTCAAGGCAGCGATGCGTGAGGTTAGCGAATGGCCTGCTAACCTCGTGATCCGGTTGAGCGCCCCGATGATCGGGCGCGCGCTCGACATCTCGGGCCCGACGTCAAGCGTCGACGCGGGCACGGGCCACCGTTGTCCCGCCCCGGCGCAGGGTAACGAATGCGGCGACTGCCGCGCATGTTGGGACCCCGAGGTCGCCAACGTCGACTATCACAAGCACTGATGGCCACCGTAGCCCGAGGCGGTGGACGGCTCAGGATCTTCTGGGCCGTCTGCCGCCGATGCCGTAGCCGGTGGGGCCCGTTCCGCACCCGAGCAGAGGCCGCACGGCAGCCCGAGTGCTGCAGCGTATGCCGTTGACCAAGGGCCCGGGGTACACTCCCCGGGCCCGTAGCGCATGAGGTTCCCATGATTGCCGTGGACGTCGACGTCCTGTCAGCGCTCGTCCGCTCCTACCTGGGCGGGCGTGTCGAGATCCCCGAGACCGTGATCGCAGACCTGGAGGACGCGCTCCCGGTCGCGCTCGGGAGGATTAGTCCGGCGGAGCTAAGCGATAGGCTGGCGCTGGGGCTGGCCAAGCGCCCCGGTCCGGCGGTTACCGGTGCGTCCGGTAGGTTCTCCGGTCCGGCGGACGTCGACTTCGCCGTCGATACCATCCGGGGGCTACGCCGCGGCGCGGTTAGTCCGGCTGAGTCTGTCGATCTCGACCGGGTTTTGTCGATTCTTCGTGCTGTCCGGGGTTGACACCCCGGTGCAGCCGCGATAACGTACAGGTGACCCTCGGGTCTTGCTCTCTGTGTGTGCTTGGGACCCATCCGTCCGTCTCCTCTTCTCTCTTCTCGGAGGCAGGCGGATGGGTGCCCTCTGCAGGGCGACCTACGGGAGCCCTCAGTCCTCTGTAGAGCGCCCGAGCGCTACGATCAGGCCCTCCAGGGTCTCTGCCTGCTCCCCGTGGAGCTTCGACGCCTTGTGAAGTGCGTCCGCAGTCTTCTGGAGCTTCTTGATCGTGGTCTTGTGCTTCGGATCCGCCTCCAGGCGGGGCTCCTCGGCATCATGAGCGCTGCTCATGTCGCTGACGCACTCATCGTGCATGGACTTCTTCATCCGGTAGTACCCCGGTCCGCTAAAGTCCGGCTGATAGCCGTCCATAAGCTGCTTCTTGACCATGATGAAGGTAGGGATTCCGTCGTTACTGCCGTGCATTCTTAGTCTCCAAGGGTCTGAGAGCCGCCTGCGGCCACGATTCGGGCCAGTCGGTTGTCGAAGTCTACATCGACTGAGACGGCTGCGAGCGTGCTGGAGGCCCCAGGAGCCTCTGGAGTGATGCCAGAGCGCTCCAGGAGCGTCTCAGCGGCCTTAATCCGCTCCTTCGGGGGCACCGCGGGGTCGTTCATGAGCATCGAGAGCACCTGGAGCGCATCGTTGGCGGCCGATTGCAGCCCATGTCCGAGCGCTTCTCGCCTCCGCTCGACCCCTGCAGCGATAGCCTCACGAACCTTAGGCTCCTTGCTCAGGTCATACACCGCACCTGGGTGCAGCTTCAGCCTGCTCGCCGTCTCAGCCGGCGTGTACCCCGCACCCAGCAACTGCACGCACATGGCCCGCACCTCGCCAGACGCCGCGAACTTAGCCCTGCTGCGCATAATGCTAAGCGTCTCCCGCTCAGCCGCAGGCGTCACCTGGACAGTAGGCAGCGTCACGATCGACGTAGCCCCTGGGTGCTGCTCTGGATCGGTAGCCGTCGAATCTGGGTCTGTATGAGCATCGCTCATGGTCTCACCTCGTCGTATTAGTTCTGCTCACCCTGCTACACTTTCACCGCTCTCGACAACGACGTGCTACAGGGCCATCTCACCAATGCTACACAGCGCTACATGCACAGAAGCAGTGAGAACAAGCTCCCACAGGGCATTCAACACCCCTCTGCTACACTTTTTAAAGATACTACCTTATATGATCTATAAGAGACTCACATAACTCCAATAGCTCATGGGCCTGGGGCCTGGGGCCTGGAGCACAAGTAGAGCCATCGAGTAGAGCGATCAAGCAGAGCTATTTACTCTGGCCCCTTATGTGCTTCATAACTGACTGAAGCAGCCAAAAGTGTAGCAACCGTACGTCAAGTCCCGCGCTGCTCGGGCTTATGGCTGCTTCTGTATATGTAGCGCACTGTAGCTTAACCACAGCGGCATAGGCTGACTGTCCGCAACCAGGGGGCACACGCGTCCCAGGGCCATACCGCAGCGGTGGAATGTAGCAGAGGACACAGGGGCTATGACAGTACGGTATAAAATGTCAACTGCGACAACGCCGTGCTCATGGGCCATCTCGACAACGCCTCAAAATACTTTGACCAACACGGTGGACAACCCCTGCTACACTTTGTATAAGTAATGGGCCAGTCGGGGTTGCACTTGAGCGCCCCGCGACCAGGAGAGAGTGAGATGAAAAGAGCGACCGTACACCTCGGGGCGGTGACCGTCACGGGGAAGGAGCAGGAGATCCTGACCTCCCTCTGGCACGCCGGGGCCCTGCCCAACACGGGGTGCCGGGCGTCGGTGCCGTCCCGTTACCGCTCGCGGCTGGAGGACGCCGGCCTCGTCGACCTCGAAGCACACGCCGGTAGGTTGACCTACCGCGGCGCGCTCGTCGTCATGGCGCTGCACAGATGAAGTGCTTGGGCTGCGGTGGCTACCGAGTCGTGGTCTGCGAGGACTGCGGCGGAGATGGATGCCCCGCGTGCAAGAAGGGTGAGACCCCCTGCCCCGTCTGCCGGAAGGCAGCATTCACTGGAACCAAGCGGCGCGCCCGACGCGTCAAGGAGAAGAGAGCATGAGCATGAGCACGCACGAGACCCCGAGCGCCGAGCGCATCAAGGAGGTCATGGACCTCATCTCGGACAAGTCCATGTCGTCGTTCGGTACGGGCGACTGGACGCCCCTCACCCCCGAGGAGATCAGGGACTTCCTGTTCCTCGCCGAGCGCGCCCTGGTGTCGGACGGATTCAGTTGCACCGTGGTGGTGAGGGTGGGCGTCAAGCTCCGCCTCGCCCTCGCGGACACGCCGTGAGCAAGAGCACGGAGGGGTGGGTGACCTTGGGTCTGCTCGCCCTCTACGCCTGGATCTACCTCCTCGCCTAACAGAGAGACACACATGACCCGCGACCAAATGATCGAAGCCGCGCGCACTCACGCCATCGCTACCGCCGACGACGCACAGGACTTCACCGTCCGCGTCTTCCCCTGCGGGAATGGCGCATTGTGCGCCTTCACCCGACTCCGCGAGAGCGGGGCAGACATGTACGCTCAGATCGTCAACGACCTGGGTGAGTCGCTGGGCTGCTACAGCCTGACGAAGCCGAGGGTGTTCCGCGACCTGTTCGACCGGCCCACCGCTGGCACTGCCGCGCGCATCCGCCATCAGCAGGCCCGCATCGACTAACGCCCCCAGTCTCAACCCGCCCCGTACCTCCCCAGAGGTCGGGGCTTCAGGGGTGCGGGGTGCACCCGCACAAGCACGGAGAAGAGAATGACTGACGAAACGCGACGCCTGCTGCTCGATACGATCGAAGGACTGTACCGATTCGCTACACCGCCGCACGCGGTCGGGACTCCGCCCCTGGGTGTGAAGTACCGGACGCAGAACCGACTGGTCTCGCTCGACCCGACACCCGAAGCGCTGACCAATGCCATCGAAGCCACTGCCGATCTGATGACCGTACTTGTCCAGGCCAAGCGCGAGGTCGCAACCGAAAGAGTCGCGGCCGACGGCTAACGCCGCCCAGGCGCTGCTCGCCCCCTACCGCTTCGGCGGAGGGGGCTTCAGGGGTAGACGCACACCCGGAGAGAGACCATGGAGACCCGCAAGTTCCACACAGTGGACGAGGCCATCACCGACGCGGGCCACCCCCCGCTCTTCTGTACCCCGTGCGACGCGCACTGGGAGAACGAGGGGGAGTTCAACCCGGACTCCCTCATCATCAAGCGGGACGCCCTCGAGGACGGGGGTGCCCTGTGGGTGTCCTTCCACGACGACGTGTGGTGGATCCTGAACCACCCGACCTGGACGGAGACGGACGCGACCCTCGCGCTGCCCGAGCAGCGCATCGAGTTCACGTTGCAGTTCGATGACGACCGGACCGTGGTCGACACCACGTACGTGGCCGTCCTGCTTGAGTTTAACACGAAGAGTGTGACCGTCCAGGACCGCACCGTCTACGTCTGTGCTGCGAAGTACGACGTTCGCCGCAAGGAGTCCCCATGATCCGCCTGACCTGCCGAGCACCCCGCTGCCGTTGTGTGTCTCCCTGCGAGACGTACGAGCGTGATGGTCGAGACGACCAGTACTGCAGAGGTCCCGAGGACTTCTGCGACGGCTGCCCTGAGTGCACCGAGACGGTGGAGACCTCGAAGGTCGTCACCGCTCGCGCCCCCCGTACTGAGGCAGGACGTAAGCGTCGTGCCCGCAACGGCATCCGCCCCGGTGACCTCATCAGGGTCACCCGCGGCTTCGAGTACCAGACCGGAGGTCCCCGACTCGGGTACTTCCACAAAGAAACCCTCACGCAGAAGAGAGAAGCATGAGTAACAAGATCATCGACCGAGTCCGCAAGCTCCTGGCCCTGGCTGAGGGCAGCAGCGGCCACGAGGCTGAGACCGCAGCCGCCATGGCGCGACGCCTCATGCGGGAGCACGCCGTCTCGATGGAGTCCGTCGAGGCGAGCGACCGTCCGACCGACCCGCTGGTCAAGGTCCACGTCGTGTTCCGCGGGTTGACCCTGAGCCGAGACCTGACCTCCAGCCGCCCTGCGCGCACTGCGTGGTGGAAGCGCGAACTGGCGTCGGCCGTGGGCCGCTACCTCGACCTGCGCAACGCGTACTCCAAGGGCTCAAGCTCTTGGTTCTTCTACGGCTACCAGTCGGACGTCGAGGTCGCCCTCTACCTGTACGACGTCTGCGCTCGCCAGATCGACGTAGCGTGCAAGGCGTACCTCCGGGAAAAGAAGGAGTGCCACAGCTACTACTGGGACCGTGGCATGAGCCGCACGGCCAGCACTGAGTTCCGCCAGTCGGCGGTCGAAGGTCTCCGGACGAAGTTCCACGATCTGAAGAAGACCGAGAAGACCGAAGACCCCGGTGGGTTCGCGCTCATGCTGAACCGCAAGAGCGCGGTCAACCAGTGGGTCGCGGACAACTTCAGTTTCGGTAGTTCCAAGAACTGGGGCGGCAGCGCCGGCTACAGTTCGGCTGGCTACACCGCAGGACGCAACGTCCGCCTCAACGCCGGGGTCTCCGGCGGCAACAGCAATCGTGGCAGCCTCAAGGCAGTCAAGGGATACCTCGCATGAGCAGCGACAAGAAGTACCGGGTCAAGATCAAGAAGCACATGGACCGCCAGCAGCGTGTTCTCATGGACTCCGTGGCAGACATGAGCGACATCCGCTCGCGCCTGGAAGAGGCCGGGGTGGACACCGAGTCCATCGTCAACCTCTTCTCCCAGGCGTACGCGGTCGTGGGTATGCGCTACGACATCGACCCGCAGGAGCTCCTCCGCATGCTCACCTTCAACGGGCTCGGCCTGGGCATCATGAACGACAACCCGGACATGACCCCGGACGAGCTTGCGCACGCTGTCGAGCGCGAGGTCAACGGAGAGCCCCCGCTCAACCGGTCGACCCCCGACCCGGACATGCCGCTCTTCCTGGCCCCTGGCGTCGGGGAGGCGTGATGTTCAACCAGCCGCACTTCGTCTACAGCATCCGCGGAAGCGGACAGGTGCTCACCGAGATCGAGAACCAGGTTCCTGGGTGTCTGCTCTACGGATACGCCGGGCGCAGGTTCCGCATCCGTACGGCGGAGGACGCCAGCCGGGCCAGCACCTTCGAGGTGGTGGCCCCGCTCAACGCCGCGTTCCTGGTGGAGCACTACCTCATGTGGATGGGGTTGAAGTACCACGCCATCCCCAAGAAGGGGGCGGAGTCCGTCTTCTCCTGGGCGGAGGAGGACCGCGCCACCATGGTCGCCCTGGGGGCCAGTCAGGTCCGGGGTCTGGTCGAGGCAGGAGAGATCAAGGAGCACGTCACCGACATGCTCACGGACTACCAGAAGCTCGGGGTGGGCTGGGTGCTGACCCGGCCCTGGTCGCTCAACGTCTGGGCCTGCGGGTCCGGCAAGACGCTGGGTGCCATCGTGTCCAGCCTGCAGGTCCCCGGCCCTGTCCTGGTCGTCTGCCCCGCCAAGGCGAGGCACGTCTGGTGGTCCCAGGTCCAGGAGTACACCAACGTCGAGCCCTACCGCGTGAAGCCCCAGGGCGACATGCGCAAGAGTGACGAGACCCTGGACGAGTATCTCCGCCGCATGAAGGCAGAGGCCCGGCGACCGTTCGTCATCATCGGGCTCGAGGCGCTCGCCGACTACCTCCCCGCAGCGCAGAAGGTAGACCCCGCGGTTCTTATCCTCGACGAGATCCACTACCACGGCAACAACCGTAGGTGGAAGGCGATCAACAACCCCGACGGCTCAGTGTCCTTCGAGACACGCCAGACCAAGAACGGCAACGAGGCCCGCGCGGTCTCGGTCATGACCGTCACCAAGCTCCCCAATCTGGTCAAGCGCATCGGGCTCACGGCCACACCACTCGACGACGGCAGACCCCGTCGACTGTGGAGCCAGCTCGACCTGCTCGCCCCGGGCTCATTCAGCTACAGCTACAGAAGGTTCTCCCTCCGCTACTGCGGTGCCGTCATCAACCAGTATGGTGGGATGGACGACAAGGGCTCAAGCCACATGGACGAGCTCCGCGCACGGTGCTCCTTCATGACACACGAGGTCCCGTATTCGGAGAGCCACTCGGAGCTTCCCTCTACTCGGGTACAGGTTGTGTATCTCGACAAAGGCGACTTGTCAGGGGCAGAACGGTGGTCTGATGAAGAAACTTATGGTCAGGCAGTCAAGCGAATCACGAAGCTCTCGCGCACCGACTTCACCCAGAAGGAGCGACTCGTCGAAGCCAGACTGGCGGACGCCTGTAGCCGCAAGCGACGCTACGTGGTGGACGAGGTCTGCCAGGGTGTCAGAGGCGGAGGCAAGGTCGTGGTCTTCGTCGCCCGTCGCCGCGAGTGTGAGAAGTGGACTGCGGCAGTCCGGAAGGCTCTGGGCACTGGAGACGAGCAGACTCCCGTGGATGTGTGGATGGCGCACGGCGGAGTCAGTGAGTCTGAGCGTGATCGCATCGCTGACTCCTTCCGTGAGCACGAAGGACCCTGCGTCCTGGTCGCGACTGGGCAGTCCGTGGGTACGGGGGTCGACGGCATGCAGACGGCGGACCTCGCCATCTTTGCTATGCTGCCGTGGAAGCCCGGAGACTTCGTCCAGTGGAAGGGTCGGTTCGACCGCCTCGGGGGTAGCCCGACGCTGCTCAAGGTGGTGGTTGCCAAGGCCACGTACGACGAGAAGGTGGTCGAGATACTCGTCGATAAGTTCGGTCCCATCGAGCAGTTCCTCAAGGCGGACGAGCTGGATGGCCTGGGCGAGAAGCTCATGGGGATTGAGGATCGTGAGGCTGTGATCTCGGGCTTCCTGGCCAAGCTCGGTTGACAGATTAGCTCCGCCTCGGTATGATTACAAAGCACACAGAGAGAGACATGTCCGACATCCTGATTGACGCTGGCAGAAGCCGGCGTGGCTGGTCCCGTGTGGGTCAGTTCACCAAGTGCCCGCAGCTGTTCAGCTACACGAACAGGTTGGGTGTCTCGCTCATCCCCGCCTCCGCTCTGACGCGGGGGTCCATGGGCCACATCCTCCAGGCGCATCTTCATGCGATCTGGGGAGCCGAGCAGGGCGGTGTCTTGGTGGACACCGGCTACTACGATGACCCCTCCGTCTTCATGAAGCCGAAGGAAGCTGTGGTTGCGTGGTGCGATGCTAACGGCGGACACGAGTACATCGACCGCATGGTTGACGTGTTCATCGACTACGTCGCCCGACACCCTGAGCCCCCGGGTCGAGTGCTCGCTGTCGAGTGGCCCATGGACGCGGTCATCGGTGTCAAGTCCGGGGTGTGGGGCTTGTGGGTCATCGACCCCGACGAAGCCGAGAAGGTGCACGAGCCCGCTGAGTCTCTGCTCGCTTACGACCGCACTCCGATCGAGGTCAGCCCGCTGAACATGCCGGGGCACCCGGACCACGGCAAGCCCATCTATGTCAGCCGTCGTTGCGACATGGTGGTCGAGGAGCCGGACGGACGCGTGTTCATCTGGGACCACAAGCACCAAGCTCGTGTGACCCAGGGTAAGTCCATCGAGGGCTACGCCATCGACGGGGGGTTCGCTCTCTTCCGTCACATGGGGCAGCAGGTCTACGGGGACGACTTCGGCGGGCTTAGGCTCAACCTCATCCAGACCACGCGGCCGTACAAGATCGCTCGTCCCACTGTCCCGCGGACTCCGCACCGAGACACACACCTCGCCCAGCTCGTCTGGAACGCCGAGCACCAGATCGCATCCATGGACATCAACATGCCCGACCTGTGGGCGTGGCCCAAGGCGATGCACGAGACTACCTGCGTCGGCCGCTACGGTACATGCGGCGGCATCAAGCTCTGCTTCTATGGTGAAGCGGGCAAGCGGTACCTCGCATGAGTCGCACCGCCGAGGAGTGGGGCCGCGTCGCTGTGGGGCTGCCTATGTGGCCCCACGGCACAGTTGCCAAGCGGCGTGGGGTAGTCGGATGGGTATCGGGCGTCGAGGCGTTGTCGCGCATGCTCCCGCCGGTCGACCGGCTCCGGGTGATCTTCGTCGCCGAGCTCGGGACGACGACGTTCTACCAAGTGGTCGCCCCCGGGGGCTACCCGCAGATTCGCATGGTCAACGGGCGGCACGAGTTCGTGCCCAACCCCGACGACCCCGCGACCGCTGGGTGCCTGCTGGCGCTGCTGGGGTCGGGCGTTCGCGTCTGGATGGATGGCGCAGACGACCTATGGACCGTCGAGGTGGGCGGGGTGCGCGCATCCATGCACGCTACTCTCGGGCGTGCGTGCATCGCCGCCGCCGCTGCCCTCGGGCGCTGGCCGGGGGGTGGGGCATGAACTCCTATCTCTTCGTCGTCGGCGTCATCTTCGCCGGGCTCGCGGTAGCGCTGGCGTTGCTTGGCCTGCGGACAAACGCGCTCGAAGAAGCAGTCAACACTCAGATCCACCTGAGCAGCGGCAAGGCCAACTACCTGCCGGGAGCCGCTTGCGTCATCGCGACGTCGGCTGAGCAGACACCGGCCGACATCGTCAACTACGCCAGAGCATGCGCCAAGGCGCACGAAGACTGGCTCAAGGAGCAGCAGTGATTTGGACCGACAGTCGGCGCGCCATGCCTCCGTCCGACGAAGAAGTGCTCATGTGGCAGCACGACACGTTCAACATCCTCTGCCTCAAGCAAGAAGACGATGGCGCGTGGCTCAACTACGAGTCGTGGCTTTCCCTGGCAGTCATCGGCCAGTTCTTCTGGCAGCCCCTCCCCAACCCCCCGGAGCAGCAGTGAGCAGCCCACCCGCAGTCATGGCTACCGTCTTCGGTAAGCCCAAGCGCAAGAAGACCAGCGACGCGCTGGCCGCATTCCCCAACGGCCTGTTCATCGGCGTGCCGTCGAGCCTCAAGCTCGTCGCACAGAACGAGCTCGGCTTCACGCCGCGGGTGTTCGAGACTCCACCCCAGACGCTGCCCGACCTGCTGCACCTGCTTCACAGCGTGAGCCCCCAGGCGCACGAGTTCGGTGCCATCGTTGTGGACGACGCGAGCCACATCTGTCAGCAGTCCATGCTCCAGTGGCAGCAGGAGGCTCCCAAGGGCCGCAGCGGTAAGCCTGACCGGTTCTGGCCGTACCAGCAGCTACAGCAGTCTCTGCTCGAGCTGGCGGGCACTGCACGCTACCTGGGCGTCCACTTCGTGATGACGTTCCACGAGCGGGAGGGCGGGACGAACTCCATGGGTAACTTCACGCCCGGGGGTCCAGACCTGCCCAGCCGCAACCAGGTTGAGCGCATCCCCTCTTGGTGCGACATCAACGTCCGTTCGATCATCGACCCCGACTACCCGGACCCGTGGTTCAAGGGTGCCTACTACTGCAACCCCCACGACTCCGACTGGATCACGGGTGACCGCACCGGGGTCTGTACTCGCACCGAGCAAAACGCTCCAGCGAACCTGCGCGAGATCCTACGGGCCTCGAACAGCGGCTACGAGCTCCCCCGAATCGCCGGACTGGAATGGCAGGACGAGCTGGCCGACGAAGTGGCTCAGCGATTCGTTGACGGGGAGAACGTCGAGGACGTCGTCAAGGACGTCAACAAGTCGTGGACGGAGAAAAAAGTTCAGCCTCTGCACTTGCGCTGGGCGTGCCAGGATGGTATTGCTCGTGGAGTGCTGAGGATGCAGAGCAACCGAGGGTTGTTCGACTTCACAGCAAACAAGGAAGTGGGCGGCGCTTCAGCCCCGTCATTGCCCCCACCTCCTCCTTCAAGCACCTGACGGGCACACAGAGAGATCCTCATGGCTACGTTCATGATTCCCGGCGACGCTATCACCAGCGTCTCCTCCCTCGGCGCTTCGGCCCCCGAGACTGGCTACTACAAGGCGAAGGTCACGGGTGTCGTCAAGCACCCCACTCGCGCGACCTCCCGTAAGATGGAGATCCTCGTTGAGAACGGGTTCTCGACGTTCAGCTGGCTCAACAGCCCGTACGACGAGAACGGCAACCTGCAGCCCGGCCTCCAGGACCGCCAGGTCCGCGGCATGCTCGGGGCCATCAAGTCGGTCTTCGAGTCGGCTGGCTACACCAACGACCAGATGGCGCAGGGCGTCACGGACGAGTGGCTGGTGGGCAAGGAGGTCTACCTCGAGTGGCACTCCGCCAAGGACCTGGGTGCGCAGTACGGCGAGATTGCCGGATACCTGCGCCCCGCCACGTTCGAGGGCTTCAAGGCCAGCGGCACCAAGCCCGCCATCGCCCAGGCCAGCGCGCCCTCCAAGGCCGCTGTTCGCCCCGCTGCGCGCTCTGCTGCGCCCGTGCGGGCCGCTGCCCCGGCTCCGGTCTCCGCGCCGGTCCCCGGAGGCATCAGCCTGCCCCCGCCGCCCAGCAGCGTCGTCAACTGAACGCTCCGGTCCCGCTGGCTTCGGCTGGCGGGACCACTGGGGGTCCGATGCAGAAGCCGATGTTCCCAGACATTGCGGGTGAGATGACACCCGACATGGTCCAGCCAGGTACGCGCTGGCAGCACCACGCGGGTAAGTTCTACCGCGTCATCCGAATCACGAACAAGCACTCACAGCAGCAGGACAAGTTCCCGCTGACTGCGGTCTACGTGGACGAGCAGTGGCGGACTTGGTCTCGCCCCGTCAAGAGCTTCATCCGTAAGTTCAAGCTCGTAGACTGACTCACACTACAGCTCCCCCGCTGCCAGGGTTTGAGCGCGCGACTGCGCCTCTCCTGCACCGCGTGGACGCCGGCAAGCGAACCGGCACCCACCCCACCACGCACAGTGGGGGAGCTCCAGGAGAATCCAATGGGCCGCAGGCGCACATGGACAATGGCTGAGCTACAGCAAGCCAAGAAGCGGGCTGAGTCTGGCGAGACCTGGGCGACCATCGCCGAGGACTTCGGGATTCAGCCGGGCACGGTTCGTAAGCAGGTAAGGACTCACCTGGGAGGAGTCCAGTCTCGAGCCCCTCGAATGGGTCCGCCCGAATACGTGAAGAAGATACGGGACGCGGTTGTGATTCGGAACACCGAGTTCGCCTCCTGGTCGATCATCGCGGAGAGGATTGACTGGCATGCATCCCGGCAAGCGCTGCGCAAAGCAGTAGACCGCTACGCGGAGATCCACGGCCTCACTGTCAAGAAGGGCTTCCCTGCGGAGCGGCGTACCAAGTGGGGAACCTCTGAGGGCGGCACCCATGATTGACCTCGACACCTTGGTTGAGGTCATGGCAGACCTGAACCCCCAGGCGTGGTTCCTCGAGCCGACTGAAATGTACAACCCGTGCATCATCGGGATCACGAAAAGCCCGGAAGACCACTGGCCTCGTCGGCGAGAGACCTGGGTCCTCATCTACGACGCGGAAAAGTGCATCGAAGCAATCGCGCACTCGATGCTCGAAGACGGGGAAGAACTGGTCGACGGAGAAGTGTACGAGGCCGCCGTGCAGTGGTTCGAGTTCAACACCAGCGGCGGTTGGGTGGGCGAGAACACGCCAGCTTTTAAGTACGTCGGGTGGGAAGAATGAGCATCAACACTGACCGCGCGCAGCTAAGTAAGCTCACACAGTCCAGGGCTCCGACTACCCGCACGCTGGGTAAGGACGACTGGATGACCCCGGCGGCAATCTTCGATCCGGTACAGAGCATGTGCCAGTTCGACCTGGATGCGTGCGCCACTGACGCGACTGCGGCGCGCGTCGCTCAGTTCATCGGGCCCGAGACAGACGCGCTCAGCGTGCGCTGGGCAGACCACGGTAAGCGCGTGTGGTGCAATCCGCCGTACGGCCGAGGCATCGACCGGTGGCTGGAGAAGGCGTCAAAGGCGTGCCTCGACGGGTGCGACTTGGTGGTCGTAATGATCAATGCGAACACCGACACCAAGTACTGGCGAGCCTGGGTAGCGGACAACCCGAACTGCTTCGCGGTCGTGTTCATCCAGCCCCGAGTCAAGTTCGACAGACCTGACGGAGAGAAGTCGCACCACGCCCCCAAGGGAAGCGCGCTGGTCTTCCTCACACCAGCCAAGCGGGAAGGACGAGCCCCCGTCCATCGCTACTGGAACTACGTCACTGAATCATTCAGCTACGCAATGCAGGACTTCATTCATGAGTGACCGATCAGTCGACCCCCGCAGCATGGGGGCTCGATGTGACGAGTGCCCTCTCGGACCGACAGGGTGCCTTCGTGGAGACGGACCGTGGAGACCTGTGCGCTCAGAAGTGCACGAGTCTGCCGCGGTTCTCGCCGTTCTGGAGTCGCCAGGACCCGAGGATGTCGACGCGGGCTACCCCCTCGCTGGACGCTCGGGGACGGAGTGGCGAGGAGCACTCTCGGCGTCGAACCTCAAGCGCACCCAGGTTGACCTCACCTACACCGTGGCGTGTCAGCTCCCCGGCTCCCCCAAAGGAGCCCAGTCGCGCCTGGACAAGGAGATCGACCGGCGCAACAAGAAGCGCTCTGCCGACGACCGCATCCCTCACCCGAGGGAGTGCTGCACCCCCAGACTATACCATATTGCGCAGAACTACGCCAACATTATCGCACTGGGGAAAGAGTCTATTTTCGCTCTGACGAAGTCTTCCTTGTCGGTGATGAACACCCGCGGCGGCCCCATGTGGGTGAATGGGGACTGGGAACATGTGAGCGAAGGCGAGTGCCGCGTGTTCCCGACCGTGGCCCCTGACTATGTCAGCGTGTCACCGCAGTGGCGTCCGGTGTTCCACGCCGATGTGGCGAAGGCTTTCCGGTGGTTCAACGGAGAGCTGCGTTGGCGTGACCCCGTAATCTTGTGGCGTCCGACGCCTGAGCTCTTGGAAGACTGGCTCGACGCGGAGTACCCGTTCTGGGCTTACGACGTCGAGACAGACGGCATCATTGCGACCGAGTGCGGGCTGCGGACGATCGCCATCGCTGTGCCCGACATGATGTACGGGGGGAGAGTAGCGCGACCCGAGCAGCCGACGCGGCCGATGGCGTACGTCTCTCACGCGGTGGGGATTACATTCCAGAAGATCAACGGCGAGCCCTGGTACAGCCTGGACGACGAATGTGAGATTCGCCGCATCCTGGTCGAAAAGTTCTTCTGCGACTCGTCGAAAATCAAGGTTGGGCACAACGCCGGATTCTTCGATAGACTCGTGATTGAGCACCATTTCGGCGTGACACCTACCCCTCTTTGGGATACACTATTCGCAGCAAGGTTCCGTGCTCCTGACCTCCCCAAGGGTCTCAAGGTAGTGGGCTCTGTGCTCACAGACGTGGAGCGCTGGGAGACTACCGAAAAGGGAGACAAGGCGGCGACCGGTTCCGGTGGGGACGACAACCTCCTCCAGTACAACTGCATCGACGCTGTCGTGAACGCCCGGATCACCGCGCCTCTGATTGACGCGTCGGAGATGGCGCATGCCTTCGACCCGCTACCCGAGGCTCTGCGGCCTCCTGGGTGGGAGAACCGGCACTGGACCCTGTGGGAAGTCGACCATGCCACGCAGGAGATGTGCGTCGAGATGCACAAGGCGGGCATCTGGATTGACCAGCACAAGCGCTTTGAGCTCGAAGCACAGTTTGAGCACAGCGTCCGGAAGCGGCTGGCGCGCATCAAGAGCATGACGCATGCCGAGTTCAACCCCGGGAGCGGGGTTCAGGTGCGCGACCTCCTCTACGGTACGTGGAAGATGGAGTGCCCGCCTCGCATGGACAGCCGCACGTTCTTCACGGAGAGCGGGCTGCCCGGGACGGGAGACGCCGTCATCCGCGGCCACCTGGCGAGCGGGCTGCTTGACGACAACCAGAAGGACTTCTTGACTGAGCTGCGGCTTTACCGCCGTGAGCGCAACAAGATCCTGGGCACTGTGCTGCGACCCATGCGCCTACGCCAGTCTGACCCTAAGCTCGGCATCGTCTTCGACGACGGGCGAGTCCGCTCGAACTGGAACGCTCACGTCACCAGCGTCGGGCGTCTCTCGAGCTCAGGGCCGAACCTTCAGAACATCGGGAACCGCAAGGGGCAGGGGCCGCTCAAGAGCATCTTCTCTGCGCCACCTGGACGCATCCTTGTAGGGGCTGACCTCGACCAGGCACACCTCAAGATCGCGGCCAACTACTGGCGCATCCCCGTCCTACTCGAAGCCTTCACCGATGGCAAAGACCCCCACAACACTCTGGCTTACGCCATCTTCGGCAACAAGTTCAAGCACGCAGATGGGTGGGGGCCTGACGGATTCAGCCTCTACCGCAAGCCGGTGGGCGCAACCGCGCAGGCCATGCGCAACGTCATCAAGACTTTCCGCTACGCGTCCATCTACTGGGCAAGCCCTGACACGGTCTGGCAGGTGTTGACTTCGACTGAGACGGACGACGGCAAGATGCCGTACCTCTTCATGGAGCCGCGAGAAGTTCGCGTCTTCCACAACAAGTGGCTCGAGTCAGAGCCCGAGTGGATGTCTGCGTGGCAGGACATGCTGCGCGTCTACGAGATGCAGGGCTTCATGCGCGAGCCCGTCTTCGGCAGGTGCAGCGGTCCGCTCTCCGATGGGAAGAAGAACGAGGTCGTCAACTTCCCCATCCTGGCAGCCGAGAGCTCGCTCATGCGCGTAGCTGAGCAGAGAGTAATCCACCGGTACCCCTACACCGGCGACGGGCGCGGCCTCGTCCACCAGTGCCACGACTCCATAGCGGTAGAGATGGATCTCCCCGCAGGACTGCCGAGCGGCTGGCGGCCCGAAAGAGGCGAAGCTCTGCCGAGAGAGATTCAGGAAGCGAAAGAGTACGTTGAGTGGGCAATGACAGTCAACGTGCCCGGGTGGGAAGTTCCAATCACGGCAGAGGCGGACGTCGGGCGAACACTTAAAGACGTTTAAGCCTTGACACCTTGGTAGAGCCCCCCTATATGTAGAGGGCCACACAGGAGAAGGCCCATGAACGAAGCACGCTGGTTCCTCGCCCACCGAAAGAGCGAGGACCGCCTCGTCGAGAACTGGGTCGCTCAGTTGCGCGACACGGTACTCACTACCCCCGGCTGGAAGACTGTCGTCACCCCTGGCCGGGACGACTACAACCGGAAGGCCCGCGCGGTTGGCTCATGGGACGCTTGGTGTCTCGATGTCGCCAAGCGGACCGACTACCGCGGAGAGGCGACCTACCACGGCGTCATCTTCCCCTACGTCGGGGAGCTTGTCGTGGGACGAGCGACCTACCTCATCCTCATGAACTTCATCGGCCAGGGCAAGCACGTCTACGGCTGGGACGTCATGAGCGGTGGTCTGTACACCATCGACACCCTCGAAGTCCTCGACCCCGACGACTTCATGCAGCATGCTCAGATTCGGTTCAAGGAGTAACCATGCGCCCGTTCATCAAGAAGATCACCAGCAACGTCAAGAGCCCCAGCGGCGACACCTCAGAGGTCACGCTCGGGAAGCACACGCTCCTCCTGGGGGCCAACCGCACCGGCAAGACGTCAATCATCCAGGGCCTGGAGCTCGCCGCCACTGGAGTCGTGGATGACGTCATGGGCCGCGACGAGGTCAAGCGCGACAAGACCCTGATGTGCCTCGCTCCCACGGGTAGCGCGCTGCAGGCTACCGCGGACTTCACCAACGGTGCGACCAGCTCGTACTACAAGGACCCGGACGCGTCCGCGCAGGCCAGCCGAGGGCAGCCCTGCGTCGCGGTGCACCGACTCAGCCGCAAGGTGATGAGCGGCTCCGCCACCAAGCTGGAGGAGGCAATCCTGGAGTGGGTCGACCTGCGCGGACTCCAGGTGGCCGCGGTCACGGACCTGCTGCCGAGCGATGTCCACGCGAAGTACCTGGACATCGGGGACCGCATGCGCCCCAAGGCGGACCGCGGAGAGGGTCAGGTCTTGACCATGATCGCCGAGTACGCCGCCAAGCAGCAGCGGAAGTTCTCGGGAGAGCTCAAGGCACTGCAGACCGTGCAGTCAGCATTCGCCGACGAGGTCACAGAGATCAACGACGACGAGGACATCGCGGGGAAGATCATCAACGTCGTGAACCAGAACACGGCTCCGCTGACTCACCTGAAGAAGGCCGCCTCCTGGGCGGTTGACAGCGGCGTGGACCAGTGCCCCACCTGCGGTTCGCAGGTTGGAGCGAGCCACCTGAAGGTGGCATCGGACCATCTCAGCAACCAGACCACCCTTGATACCGACCGCAAAGCAGTCGTCGAGGGAGTCTCCCGTCTGATGCGTGATCGTATCATGTGGGCGCAAAACGTCAAGTACAAGCGGATGTTTGACGAGAAGCAGACGCAGCATGACAGCTACAAGAAGCTCAAGACTTCCTGCCTGGCTGCTATCAGTATGCTGGTCAAGACTCACATGGACCAGTTCCTCCGAGAGGTCAACCGGTTCCTCCCCGACAGCTGGTGTGTCTGCTACAGCCGAGAGCACGACGCCCTGGGTCTGTCGTTCGACGCAGGCCCATTGGTGACGGCTCTCTCCGGCGCGGAGTGGGCGACCTTGGTCACCGCCGTGTCGTGCACGGCTGCGAGCGTGGTCGACGAGGACCACGCGGTCCTCCTGGTGGTGGAAGACCGGGCATGGGACAGCGCCACGCTGGCTTCGGTCATGCGAGGGTTCTCGAAGTTCGACGGTCAGGTGATCATGCAGTCGACCACGAAGCCGAAGGGGCGCACTCCGAAGGGCTGGGAGATCGTCGCTACGGGGGTCACGTCTACCGAACGTCCAGCCAAGCAGCTCAAGCCGCTTGCTCTCTCGATGCTTACTTCGCTGGGCTACTCGAGCGGAGACATCGAGGTTCTGTCGACTGAGTCGATTCAGCAGATCATGGAGCAGGGAGCTGCGCGCGCTTCGGTGAACATCCACGAGGCGGGTACTTGGGAGCTCGCGTGAACTGCCCCAAATGCGGATGCCGGACACGCGTGCGGGAGACGCGCCATCCGGATCACGCATCGAGCCTGACCAGCTCCTCCATCGCGGGGAAGGCTGAAGAGGCGGCAGGCTGGTACACTGCGGACTGGGTGGCGAGGTCACGCCACTGTACCAACAAGGTATGCGGTCAGCGCACTACGACGGTCGAATTGACGCTCGAAGATCTCGAGCGGGGATGGCAGCGGCGGGAGTGAAGTGCCTGTGCCTTAGTGCGCCGCTGTCCCCCGATGGCGGCGCACAGTGCTACAAACGAGAAGCCACACACAGAGAGACACATGGAAGCGGAAAGCACATCAGAAAAAACACTGGAAGAGCGCGCTCAGTCGGTACTTTCGGACTTGACCGCAAGGCTGTCACAGGCTACACTGAAGGCAGAAAGAGATGCTGCGTGGGGGTCCGTCCAGGACGCTGACACCGTGGCAATGCTCGCGTCTGCGTGGGCGGAGAACGAGGGGGCGTTGATCCCCCAGCTCAACGTCATTGAGCTCATGCAGGGTAGCGCGATGCGCGCCCGGAACTTGAAGCGCGCACTGAAACGCATCGCTCGTGAGCAGCGGAGTAGTGAGGCAGCCGACCAGATCCTCAGCAGCCTGGGCACGGTCGCGTCTGTCCTGAGTCAGCTGCCCCCGCGGCGGCTCATCAACCCCGTGATTCTGGCGTCGTGCAACGTGCCCCGCGGGTGGGCGCTGGACAACAGCGGCGTCTGGCGGCTGAGCGGGGATGGGGAAGACCCTGTGCGAGTGACGCACTACCCCATCATGCTGACCGGCCGAACGACAGACGTGTTGTCGGGCGAGGCCAAACGCCAGGTCCTGTGGGACAGTCCTTCGGGGTGGTGCCAGCGTACGGTGGACCGTCAGACCCTGATCGAGGCGCGCCGCATCACGAACCTGGGGAAGCACGATGCCCCGGTGTCCTCGAACAACGCCGGGATGGTGGTCGACTTTCTCATGGCCTTCGAGGCTGAGAACGCGGGTAACCTGCCGCTCGTTCAGTCAACCGAGAAGCTCGGGTGGCTACCGGGTGGAGACTTTATCCTGCCCGAGAAGCGCGTCGCTCCCCCCGGCGCTCCTGAGTTTCAGTTCGCGCTGATGCCTCCCGCGGGGATGGAGCACACGGCGAAGGGCTGCTCTGTCGCCGGTACCTGGGAAGGCTGGCTCGAAGCAGCGGACTTGGCCAAGGACTGGCCCCTGGTCATGGGCGTCATGTACGCCTCGGCTGTGTCGCCTCTCCTCCACATCCTCCGCTCGAACAACTTCGTGGTGGACGTCAACGGAGAGACCACCGGCGGGAAGACGACGAGCTTGCGGTTGGCTGCCTCGGTGTGGGGCATGTCCAACGACGGGCATCCCAGCATGATGCACTCGTGGGACATGACGAAGGTCTGGTGTGAGCAGACCGCATCATTCCTGAACAACCTCCCGATCATTCTGGACGACACCAAGCGGGCCAAGAGCTGGCGTACGGTGCGCGACGTGGTCTACGACTTCGCCTTTGGGGCGGGCCGTGGCCGTGGCGCGAAGGACGGGGGAACGCGCAGTACTCTGGAGTGGCGGTCGGTCCTCATCTCCAGCGGCGAGAGCTCGATCACGTCGTTCAGCCAGGACGGGGGAACCCGCGCTCGGGTTCTCGAACTTCGGGGTCAGCCCATGGGCAGCAACCCCAAGGTCGGGTCGCAGATTGCGGAGCGCATCTCTGAGATCTGCTCCGAGAACTACGGTCACTTGGGTAGGAAGATCGTAGACTACTTGGTCGCTAACGAAGCGCACCACGACCAGCTCCGCGAGCAGTTCAAGCAGTCCCGCGAGCGTTTCAAGCAGGCGCTCGACACGCCAGTGGCGCGACGTCACGCGGCCAATCTGGCAGCGCTTGAGCTGGCCGCCGAGATCGTCCACACCCTGGGCGTCCCGCGCCCGGTGGACTCTCCCTTCGCCTTCTTCGTCGAGGCGGCGCGGGAGGCCGGAAAGGACGCTGACCGGCCGCTGGCGGCGCTCCAGGAGGTGGTGAACTGGGCAGCCGCCCATCAGAACCACTTCGTGGGACGGGCAGAGATGAGCTCACACGGAGGGCATCACCAGCCCGCTGCAGGCTGGGCGGGTCTCTGGTCTCGAGAGAACTGGGAATACCTGGGAATCAATGGGCGCGTTCTTCGCCGTGTCCTCAAGGACGAAGGGTTCCACCCAGCAGAGGTCATCGACCGCTGGCGCGAGCGTGGCTGGCTCTTGTGCGGCACGCAGGCGACTCGTCCTCTCCGGCTCCCGGGGGGAGCGCAGATGCGGTGCTACTGCCTGACGGTGTCCGCGGTTGCCGCTGCCATGGCGGAAACGGAGTCGGACCTCAAGCTCTGATTCTTGCTATCTTGATACTATGACGCTATGGTGTAGGTGTTTATGGAGAATCCCATGTCAGGCACTGCTTTCGTTCGCTTCATTCGGTCTGCTCGGGAATCCCGACACTGGTCTATCGCAGAGATGGCACGCCGCGCGGGGCTCACTCAGCCCGAGCTTTCTCGTGTGGAAGGGGGCACCAGGATGCCCACGCTTCGACACGTCAAGGGGATGGCAGAGGCTTTCTCGATGTACCCGGTAGACGACCCGCTGGAGCCGGTCGATTACCACCGGTGGTGGTCGAAGCTCGGTGATCTGGCTGAGCGCGCACGCATCGACGCCCGAAGCGGAAGCAAGAAGGAAGCGGCGAACGTCGCGAAGTGATACGATTGCCCCGTGGAGGTCATCATGGCTGCGGGCGGTATCCAGAACTCGTACTCGGCAAGCGCGGGTAACTCAATCGGGACTGCCTTTTCCGCAGTCGAGCTCAACGGCGCGAGCGCCCTGGGCGGCAAGCACATCGGGTCGCAGTGCTTTTTGGACAAGATTCTCTTCACCTGGAAGAGCATCTCGACAGCGGCCAACTTCACCTGGTACCTCGCCTATGACAGCGGCGGGGAGTACCCAATCACTGACCCACAGGAAGCTGTGGTGTTCAAGGTGGGGAAGACGGGGACGACCAAGGTCAATGCTGCGGACTTGGCGGGGTGTGCCTACCGCTACACCAACTCGGGCAGCACTATCTACCTCATCGCCAAAGTGGACGCGGGGACTGCCGCGGCTGACATCACCCTGTTGTGGCGGGCGCGATGAGCTCCTTTGGTCCGGCGTACCCAGGCGCTGGTGGGGGTGGCGGTGGCGGCACGCCCACCAACCTGGCAGCGTTGCCCCTTGGGGATGCGATCGACCTCACCGACGGAAGCTGGACGCTGCTTGACCCAGATTCGCTGGTCAAGAGCACGACCCACTCCAGTGGAGTCAACACCGTCACGTTCAACGCGCTCGGTGCGGGCAATCTTGATTACGTCCTGGCGACGAATCACACCGACTACCGCGCCCCCCGCTGGTACCGGGCGCTCAACATCGGAACCACGAGGGTAAACTCCTCTGCGCCGTTTATCTGGGACGCGCTTCTCGATGTCGACGAGAGCGTGTTCGCCTTCAACCAAAACATCGCGCACGGGGTTTGCGCGGCCCCCACAAGCGTCGTCCGCACAGACATCGAGGCCATGGGCTCGCTGTTTACCCAGAATGCTTCGGGAAACTGGCGATACGGCGGCTGGGCCGGAGACATCAACGTGACGCCGGGGGCGTCGAACCAATACGCCCGGGTGTCGGTGGTCGGCCAGTACGGGGCAGGGCACATCGGGTCGCTGACGTTCATCGCGCTGAACAGTAGCGACGAACGTGTGCAGAGCGGCTCTCGAAACGGGGGGCACACGCTCAGCGACACCGACTTGTTCGAGTTCGTGAGCGTGGGGACCTTCAACGGCACCGCGACTATCGACAACGACGACACGGTCAAGTTCACGGCTTACTTGAGCGCAGTGAGGTTTACACTCCCATGAGCGTCATTGCCGACACCTCCCATATTAAGTACGGGTCCGAGGGACTCGAGGAAACCAACAGCGACGGCTGGTGGATTCCGCTGTTCGTCACTCAGGCAGACGCCCAGGTGCTGCTCGCTGCGTACGACCCCGGCAATCAGTACAGCCCATCTGCCACAGAAGCGCGAGAAATTGCTCGCGTGTTTCTCGACGCCCTCAAAGCCGCGTCCGAGCCGAGCCCATGAGCGCGTACGGCGATTCGTTCCCGGGCTCCAATGACGGCGGCGGTGGCGGCGGTGGGTCGCCTGTGACGCCCCCCTCTCCGACTTCTCAGTCCGTCGCGGCTGGTGGGTCACTGTCAGCCAAGACGTTCGGCGCGTTCACCGACTCAGGTGGGTTGATCGACAACTACGTCGCCGCCGTGACCAACGCCGCAGGGTCGGCCGCAGTCAGTGGCAGCGGGCTTGGGGCATATACGTTCGGGAGCACCGCTGACGGTGACTCTGGAACTCTGTCTCTGACCGCGCGTGACGCGAGCAACAACCCGCTGGCCACAGCGACGCACTCGTTCAAGATTGCGGCAGCGTCCGGTGGTGTGACCGCAATGGTCGATCTCTCGGGTGTAAGCTCGTATAACTTCCTTACGACAGGGGGGTCAGGAGGATCAGGCGGTGAAGGCAATCACTCGGTCGGAGGTCTGACCATCGCGCTCGACTTCCGGAGCACGTCGGGTCCAGACAAGCTCCTGATCAACAACGGCGTCATCGAGTTCGAGGGGAGCGTCACCAAGCGGGCACTGCTGACGTTCGACCTGGGGGAAGTAGCGTCGTTCATGTTCACCACCTACTGCTCGATCGAAAACGCCGATCGCGAGTCGGGCGGCTCTGTGATGGCTCTTTACATCGGAGAAAACGCGACGGTGAACGGCGGTGACCAGGCACAGTTCCTGCCCGGTGTTTTTGGCCTGACAAACCTTCTCATTCGCGAGAACAGAACCGGCGGAGGAAGCCCCTCGTTCGCGACGGTGCCAAGCAGTCCCGCGTCTGGACGCACCGTCACTGACGTAACCACCACCCCGACGCGCATGTGCTGTCAGATGCTCGGCGGAGCATGGCAACCCTCGTTTGACCAAGGCACCGCAGCACTGCCGACTACCGGTGCTCCGCTGGGTAGTCTGGCCGGCATGTATTTCGGCAATAACGGCGCAAGTGCCCCTGAATCTCGTCAGTACGTGATGCTCAACCTAATCGACGATTGTGACGTGCGCGTCGCGGTTTACAAGGGGTCATCATGATCACCGTAGGCGGACCCACGCAGCAGATCGACGTATCGGACGGACGGGGGGCGCAGCCCTTCGAGGACTGCGCCGCCGACATACCACACACCGACGTGGACTACACGGCGCAAGGGCTCGTGCTGCCCGATGGTCGCGTGGCGGTTGTCATGGTACTCGATGACCGAGGCGCGGGAGTACCGGCAGACACTACCAACATGACCGGGTCGGTGCTGGCCAGCCGAATCAGAGCTGCATACAACGCGGCGAAGGGGTTGTGATGGAAGAACACGCCGCACTACTCTCGATGCTCACAGGCCCGACTTCGAGCCTGATTCTGCTTCTGACCATCCTGTACGCCGTGTGGAAGGCAGTCACGCAGAGCATCATCCCAGCTGTCAAAGCGTGGGTAGACAAGCATCTCGCTCAGGTTGACGACCTCCTCGAGTCGCACGGCAAGGACCGTGACGCTTGGCTAAAGTCGATGGCTGACTGCAGCGACCAGAACAAGCAGCTGCAGGGCACGCTTGAGCGCGTAGAGCGCAAGGTGGGCGGCCTCTACGCCCGCCACGAGTCACTCCAGACTCGGCTCGATGTCGTGCTCTCACACACCCCCACGCCCCCCGCGAGCCCCTGACATGGTCCTCATCCTCGACAGGCAGCACTACGGCAAGCCGAACCAGAACGACCTGGGTGCCGGAGCCGACCTCGACGGTGACGGTAAGGTGGAGCTCGACGAGCGTGAGGCCAACCTCACGCCGCTCTACATCGACGCGGCCAAGCAGCTGGCTGAGGCCGGGGGGCACACGGTCTACGTGCTCGACTCCGGCTGGTACAGCGACCGGCACAAGAAAGCTGTTGAAATCGCTCGCGAAAATCCTGATGATATGTGCGCATATATCGCCTGCCACCTAAACGCCGGTGGGGGAAACTACTCCCTGGCGCTGCACGACTACCGCAGCCACGGTGGAGAGAAGCTCGCCCTGGCGGTCGCCACAGGGATGAGCACTCGGATTCCCGAGATTGAGCGGAACCTGGTCCGCGCCGCAAGCCCCGATGATTGGTCCAACGCCTACAACACCATCAAGGGCATCTACGCCGGACCGGGCAACCTGAGCGGCGTGTGCTTCGAGCCGGTGTTCATGGACAACATCGAGCACCAGGCGCTGCTGACTCCAGAGGGGCTGAGGCTTCTCGGTCAGATTCTCGCCGAGAGCTGCATCGCGTGGGGGACCGGATGATTACCAAGATGACCGACATGCTCTTCGACCCTGTGAAGAAGATCAGCTACCGACGCCTCCTCGCATGGTCTGTCGGCACCGCCCTGTGCTTCTACGGCAAGATTGGCGACGACGCCTGGATGTGGGTGACCATCGCGTTCATCGCGGGAGAAGCCGCCAAGGGCCTCGCTGCGCCCAAGAGCATCAGCAAGGATGACTAAGATGGACCCTGTCACCCTCACGGTAATCGCTGTCGTCGTCAGCGTCGGAGCAGGCTTCGGCGCAGGCTGGGGCCTCAAGCCCGACGGCTCCGCCAAGGCGCTCGAGGCACAGGCGCAGAGCATCGACGCCATCCTCGACGGGCAGACGGAGATTCTGACCGAGGCCAGCAAGCCCATCGTCATCGACGCCGAGATTCGCGACAAGCTGGCAGAGACTCCGCCCGCCTGCATCAAAGACCCGCTGGGTCTCTCCTGCCAGCTCCAGGCGTGCTGGCAGTACGGCCAGTCATCGGCGCAAAGACCTGAGTGCTCCAAGATTCAGGACGCCTACATCGAGACGCAGGCATGCCCCGTCCCCGCAGGAGACTGACTCAGAGAAGGCGTGTAGCCTGGCTACTGAGCGATCAGCAGGACCGGCACCGAGCTCGAAGGGGACGTAGTGTCGCTGTTGGCGGCACCGGTGACGCATCCGTACGAGACTGCTGTGCTGAAGATGAAGCCGTCCGACGTGGCGTAGACCAGCTTCTTGCCGCCCTGGACGGGGAGCACGAAGACGGGGATAGTGGTCCCCACTGTCGCGTCAGCAACGTCGTACATCTTGAAGTACACCGTTGTGCTGGTGTTCGCCGTGTTGTCGATCTCGACGCTGAGCACGGTGCTCGCGGCACCTGTGACGTTGTCCTGGGCCGTCGCGTTCGCAGCTGTGTCCGACACGACGATGTTGCCGAAGTAGGAGCCGAGGACGATTGTGTTTGCGGACATGGCTGCCTCAGTCGGTCAGAATGACAACTTCGATGTTGGTCGCCGGGTTCGTCGAGCTCCCCGACTCATCCTGCTGCTGCGCCCCGCGCAGGGTCAGGCCCGTGGCGAACGCAAGACCATCAGGGAAGTGGACGCCCAGCGTCTGCCCCGCGGCCACCTTGAGGTTCATGGTGGGCACTGTAGCGCTCGTGGCAGACTTCGCATTGTAGAGCTTGATGTACGCCGTCGCGGCACCCCCCTGGGTGTTCTTCATCACGATGCCGTAGATCGTGGCAGCCTTTCCGATGACATCACTGTCAGCGGTCGTGCTCACCTGCGTCTGCTTGATCAGCCGCTTGGTGGCCCGACTGTCCAGGATGAATGTCGAGAGTGCCATCGACTCCTCCGATGCGTGAGTGTAGCAGTTATCGCGAGCTGGGGCGAACGGTTTCCATCTTCTCACGGGGCTCGTCGGACCTGCGTGCCTGAGCCCGCGTGATCTCTCCCGTCTGCACTCCCAGAATGGTCTGGGCCCAGATGACCATGCCCATGCGCGTCGTCGGGTAGGGGATCTCTACGACGGAGCCGTCGTCCCGCTCGATTGAGAAAGACTGGCCTGCGACCCCGGCCCGCTCGAGCGGAGTCCTCGTCATGGGCAGCTCTGACAGCATCATGCGGTTGAGCTCGTTCAGCCCCGTAGCAACGAACAGCGCCTGGTAGACGCCGGGGAACATGTAGTACCGAGTCTCGGTGAGGTTCCTCTGCGTACGAATCGGAAGGGGCATCGGCGACGGGATCTCATCAGAGAGCTCGTAGCGCATAGCGGAACTCTCTCCCTTCATGCCCAGCAGCCGCAAGTAGTCTCCGCGGGTGCGGATTCCCGGGTTGCCGTTCTTGTACTTCACCCACATGCCATCCGCGTACTTCTTCGCGCGAGCCTCACTCATGCCGTCCCTTCGACCCAGGCGGTAGCTGACTCGATGGAAGTCGTCCAAGATGTCGAAGTCGTCGCTCTTCCCAATCGCGTTGGGGTAGAAGATCGCCATCTGCACATCTTCTGAGTTCTTCAGCTTTCCCTTGTACGGCGAGAAGTACTTGTAGACGTAGTCCATCTGGTCTTCTGGGGTCATCGCCAGGAGTGCTTCGTTCGTTGTGCCCAGCGTGTCTCGCGCAGTCTTGTCCATGAACTGGATGAGACCCCGTGCAGATGACTTGCTGTTGGCGGCTTGATGATCGAACCGGCTCTCTGCCCGGATGGCATTTGCGAGATGCATCGGATCCATCTCAAGAGCCAGGGCGACGTCCGTGATCTTCTGCGCCAGCGTCGGGGTCAGCTTCGGGTACCTCGGGCCGTACTTGGACATAATCATGTCACGAGCGGCAGCGCCGTCAGTTCCGGCTTCGTCGAGCAGAGGCTTGTAAACCTCGATGTCGCCGAGCTCATTCATTTCGAGAAGCTGGTTGGCCTGGTCGACAGACATCACGCCGTCAGCCACGGCTTGATTGAGGTCGCTCTTCGCCGGGATCTTGATCAAGTCGAAGTCTGCGCGAGATGACTCGATGAACTTACCCAGGCGAGGCGATACTCGAATCGGAGTACCTGTCACGTCGCTCATAACCAAGGGGAAGAAGAACTGATTCAGGATCGGAGCGCGCTCGATCTCTGCGATGTTGCGCACATTCTCCATCGCGACTTTCCCGTACGGGTAGCCCGCGCCCGCGTCAGGGCCCAGGTCAAGCCCCAGGGGCTCTGTGGCGATGCCCGCAGTCGACTGAGCCATGTCCAGGCCCGCGTTCATCATCAGCAGAATCAGACCTGCCCGAGCGGCGAGCTGACGCATGGCGCTCTCGACGGAGGACTCAGGAAGGTAGACCTCCTTGTAGGCGCGGTCGGGTGTGATCTGCGAAGACAGGCGGTAGAGGAGCTTCGCCTCTGGGGTGGGGACCAGCGGCACCGCAATCCCCAGGCGGTCCCGCATGAAAGTGCGGCGCGCTGAGGGGTCGGGCGCACGCACCGTGGACTGTGCGACGCGCTTGAGGAAGTCGCTCTTCTCGGCTGCTGCGAGGAACTGAGACGGACGGACGTACTCCTCGGCCCCGTAGGTCGAAGAGCCGAAACCTCCGTACGCCTGGCCTTCGATGATGGCCGAGCCGCCACGAGCCATACCGCTGAGCATGGCGCGCAAGTACTTACGCTCCTGCGCGGGTATCCGGCCAGTACCGTCACGACCTGCGTAGCCGTACTCGAGGAACTCCCGCAGGTCAGCAGGCATCTCCTCCAGCGGAACCCAGTCCTTACGCTCCTTGCCCGCGTTGTACTGAGCGAGCAAGAACTCGTAAGACGACGGCTTCATCTCCTCGATGGGCCCCATACCCACCAGGATCTGCATCTTGAACGTGGCGTAGTTCTGGCGATCTTCCTCGCTCAGCGAGCTCTCGGATACACCGAACTCGTCGACCATGCACTCGTACAGCAGGTACGTTGCGGCGTCTGCTGTCCGCGCCTGCCCACGCCTAAGCACGCCCATCCGATATGCCCCGGCGGGCGAAAACAGGTTGTTCATGAACTGGCGGTTGGCGTTCTTCTGGAAAGCCCAGAAGGGGAAGAGGACGTTGACCCACCACTGCCGGTCGTTGTCAGCCATCGAGCCTGCGTAGTCGTACAACGCCCGCACCGAACTGCGGGCTGCCGTACGTGGGTCAGCGCCAAGCTCGATCAGCGTGACCATCGCCCCGACCCGCTCACGCTCGGACCAGGCTTCTGCCGTGTCAGTGAGGTGGTTGCGCCACCACTCCATGCCGTTCGCGATGCCCACACCGCCACGGTCTCCCAGCATCTGCGCCTGGTCCTTCTGAGCCTCCTTCAGCGTCTTACCCAGCTGAGACACGTCGAACGAGGCGAAGATTCCTTCCTCCACAGCAATCTGCCGAAGCTGCTTGGCATCGTAGAGGTTGCCGCCCAGGTTCATCACCCCGTCGCGCCCGTCCAGGATGTCGTTGACTTCGACGCGCCACTTCGAGTTGGAGACCAGACGGCTGACGATGTTGGCTGCCTTGTCGCCGCCGCGCTGGATGACGCGCCGGAACTTCTCGGGAGCCTGGGGGTCGCGGACAGCCGCTGCGGCGAGCACAACGCTCATCCCGGGCAATGTGGCGAAGTCATTCGCGATGACGCGCATCGTGGACGCGGTTGCAGCGCGGAACCCGATCTCCATACCCAACTGGTTGAAGTGGTCATAGGTGTTCATGAAGAAGTAGCGCTGCTTGATGAGATACGCGCCACGGACCATCGAGATCTTCAAGAAGCGGTTGTACACATCCCAAAGGGAGCCGAAGTACCTGAAGTCCTCGGAGTCCATCCGCTTGACCAGACCACGCGAGAGCGCGTTCGACAAGCGATCTCGGGCTGCCTTCGGGACGAAGAAGTCCGGAGCGAGCACTGAGTCCTTGAAGAACTCAGGGTTCATCCCAAACGTGCGCGCGATGTTCTCGACCTTCGGAACCATCTCGGGGGCGATTGTCATGCCCCGAGACCACTGCTCGAACGCGTTCATCGTGTCCGCGTCGATGTACATTCCGTAGTTCGCCCAGTCCTGACGAACCCGAGACGCTGTCCCATTCGCACCGATAATCACCGCAGCCCGAGCCATGGCGCTCTCGCGAGAGTGAGCCCCGAACTTCTTCTTCGCCTGGCTCTGCTGTGCCGCGCCGAGGATCTCCTCCAAGAAGTCCCGCACGCCCTGCTCAGACGAAGACGCAGCTTGCTTGTAAACAGCACCGCCTCCCGCAGAAGTCCCGGACTTACGCCCGATCACTCCTGTGTGGTACAGGAATGCCTCGAACGCCTGATAGCCCACCGGGCTGAGGACCTCGGCTTCTCCAGGAGCCACCATCGTCGTGGTGTAGTCCTTGAACACTTCCATGCTGCTGCTCTTGCCCGAGCGGAACAGCTTGTTGACAGCCGCCACGGCGCGGTTGAAAGAGGGAGTCGCCAGCTTGCCCTGCGACACGGTAGCGCCGCCCCCGGCGGCCACGGTCACCCCATTCCTCTCCCGCACGCCTACGGCGTTCCCGAAAGTCTGCAACGCACTCTTCTCCGCAGGAGTGAGGACGTTGTCGACATAGGTAGCAATCTCCCTTCGGAGGTCGCCGAACTTGTCGGTTCCGCTGGTCAAAGCAGGGCGACCGCCTCGACGGAACGAGGCCAAGCCTCCCGACAAGTATACCACAAGCTGGTCGAGTGCGTCGGCGCGCTGAGCGTCTTTTTTCGCCGAAACATACTCGGTGGTCAGTCGCACAGAGTCGCCGACTGCCTGCTCTACCCGACGCACTCCCCCCAGCATCTTCTCCCGAATGACAGGAGACACGTTCGCCAGGTCTACGAACTCGTCTGCCCCGAGCATAGTCTTGCCCGCGATCTCCACCAAGGGGCGCGCCTTGTCCATGAAACGGGCAGCGCGAATGTCTCCGCGACTGATGAGCTCCTGCGCAGTCTCCTCACCGAAAACCTTGACCAGCTGAGCTCTCTGGTTCGCCATCTCGACGGCACTTTCGCGGCTCGTCCGGGTGAAGTCGTAGAAGGACTCCGTGAACGTGGGCGCGCGCTTCCGGTCCTGCAGCAGGCGAGTACGGAAAGGCTCTGCCATCAGCATCGACTGGACTGAGTCACCGGACTCGTCGTATGTCTGCTGCATCTCACGAAGGCGTTCAGCCGTGTAGGTGTAGGAGTTGCCGTCCTTGACCTGGTCGGGGAACAGCTGGGGGAAGATCGGCTTGCTCGTCTCAAGAACGACGGTACCGCCGCGAGTGCGCTTCCCGCCTTCGGGCAGCCGACGCATCAGCTCAGCCAGATCGACGTCGGTCCCAACCCGGCTTGCTTCGTCGACAACGCGCTCCAGGAAGGGCTTGCCAGGCCGTGCGATCTTTGATACACTGGAACCACGAAGAGCCTTGATCTTCTTCTGAAGAAGCCCAAGCACAGTGGGAAGTGGGTCACCGTCTGCGGGCAAGTCCTTCAGGAGCGGGGTGAACACCTGAGCGATGTCGTCGGCGACGTCCGCTCCAAGCGTCCGGGCCACCCGGAACGCCTGCGTGTAGTCGTCGCGCATTGCCTGGAACACCGGCTTCAGCCCGTCTGCGTCGGCTGCCAGTTCGTTGTTCTTGATGAACGTACCCAGGATGTCGCTCAGGACCTCGTCGGCCAGACGGAGGTTCTCAGGTGTTCCAGTCAGCACGCTTCCGCTGCGGCCCACGTCGATGCCTCGTCCGCGGATGATGACTGCGATGCCTTCGACTGTATCGGCGGGCAGGTCCCTGATGAGAATGCGCGCAGTCGCTCCAACGAGCGTCTCCAGCTCCTCTCCCTCGAAGCCCTTGAGCAGGGCGCGGCTGTCCTCGGCGAAGCGCAGCACGGGGTCGGCGGGGGCGCTCGGAGTCGGCGCGCTGGGAGGCGCGGCGCTGAGCAGGATGTCCCCGCTGTCCCGCGGCGAGGAGCGGTAGCTGAACAGGGTGCGGTCGTCTCCGGCTCTACGCGTAAAGCGGACCTTCTCGGCGCTGGGGTCCAGCGACATCACTACTGTCTGAGAGGGGAACATCGCGCGATCGATACCGCTTAGCGCACCTCCCTTGCTCGCATAGTCGTTGACGTTGTTCAAGATGACAGCGTCGTGCCCGAGGTCTCGGCCCACCCGAGCCACGTCGTCAGTGAACGTCAACGGGGCGGTGAGCTGAGTGAACTGCTCGTCCGTCAGCGGCTGATACCGAGATGATGCGTCGGCTCTTTCAGGCAGAGGAATCGAGCGCCCCTGGTCAAAACCGCGGACAACCTCACCATCTCCCACACCGGAAACCAGATTACCCACGCGCGTCAGCCGGGCCATTCTCTGGCTCGTGTCACTGCCTTGTGTGTAGTCTTCTCCACGTCCAAGCGGAAAATACTGACCGTAGCGCGGAGGAGGTGCACCCAGAAACATCTCCTCGAGAGCTTTTGTCGCCTTTTCTTCCGCAGCGCTCTTGAGGTTGAACAGCTCTGCGCGAGAGCGGAGCGTCGGAGGACTGGGGAAATCTGGGTACTTGGTCTCGTACCAAATCACAGCGTCGAGCTCATCGGTGAGCCTCCGCGTCTCCTCCAGCGCGGCACGAGCACGAATCACCTGGGGCGATGAGAGATTGATTGTGCTTGCAGCCGTCAAAGGTATCTTCGTGTAGTCCCCGCCCAGAGCGTCGATTACGAGAGGATTGTCCGACTTGGTAAACGCAGTGACGACACCCTCCGCATCAGCGTCTCCGCGTCCCACGTAAGTCGAGGCAAGGTCCGCTGCTCCGCTGAAAAGGGTTCCTTCCGAAGACTTCAGTTTGCCGGGGTCGACCCCTTCGCGTAGCAGTGATTCGACATCTGGCGTGTAGTGCGCCGTCTGAATCACAACGGGCTCACCTGTCCGCACAGCCAAAGACCCCCCGCGATCTTCGACTTTCGCAATCGCTTTGTCTCCTGCCCATGCGAGAATCTGCTCGTCAACGTCACCGGCGACAGAAGCCGGGTCGGCCATAGCGGTCGTCCCTTCGAGGGGGCGGTAGGACATCAGCGTCGTTCCGCCGTCTTCTCCCGTCTTGACGAAGCCGCTGGCTTCCAGATGGTTCACGAGTCGCGGGTTGACGACCTCAACATTCATGGTCGCGCTGGGGCTCGCCTCCAGAATCTCTGTGTCGAACCTCAGCAGCGCGTCGTCGATCAACTCGGTGCCCAAACCGTTGCCGCGGTAGGCGGGGTCGATCACCACGTCGAACGAGTAGTTGTCCCCAACGAGCGAATCGAACAGAACGCCCGCGATATCGCCGTCTTCGTCGACGAGAACAGTGTTGACATCCTTGTCGCTCAGAATGTTTACGCCGTTGGTTTTAGCGAACGCAAAGGGGTCGGGAACTACGGCGAGCTCATCGAGCTCATCCAGGCTCAAGCGAGACAGATTCAGGTTGTTGGTCGGGACGTCGAGAGCCGCCCGCCCGGTAGCCGTGCGCCTGATTGAGGCACTGCGAGAAGCCAGACTGAGGAACTCGTCGCTCGCGTCAATGACTTCCTCGAACGCGGTGCGTTCGCCCGGTGACACCGGCTTACCCTTGTTGAACAGCCGCGCGATGAGGTCGACGAACTCGGTGAAGACAGAGCCCTTCGTAGACTGCGACATCGGAGGAAGAGTCTTGAGGTAGTTCGTGACGATGCCATTGCTCATCGCGTGCGAAATGATCTCGGTAGCTTTCGAGTAGTCGCTACCCGTAGGTCCGAGCACCGCCGTCTTACTGATGTAGTTGTACGTGCCGTTGAGAAAAGCCACATCATCCGCTGTGCGTGACGCCTCCGGGATCTTTTCGATCTGACTTTTCCGCTTATTTGCTGCGTCCATCACGTAATCAGCCAGCGAGATCAGACGGTCCCGCGACTTACGCAGAGGACTCCCCTTCGGCGCGTACTCTGCGGCGCGCAGCGCAGGCGTCGTCGCTGCGTGGAGAAGCTCATGAGTCAAGGTAGTCTCGGTCATTCCTCCATGCATTCTCAGCCCGATGACCCGCTCCCTGGGATTCATGTAGCCCAGCGCGTTCTTCCTTCTGAAGTCGGCGTTGTACCCACGCTTCGTCCGGTTGATCTTTCCGTAGATCCGCAGATCGAAGTTGGTCCCCTGAAGAATCGGAGCAATCTTCTGATTGATCGTCCGCGTTACTGCCGAGCTGCCGTGTTGAGTCAGCCAGCTGCTGATCTCGAACCCCGCATCCGGCGTCCCCGCCTTCTTCCCGAATGACCCAAACTGAACCAGGTGTTCGAGAAGCTCCTGCGGAGTTCGGGTTTCGTCATCAAACTGCTTGCTTCTGCTGGGAGGCGTATTCGGTGCAGAGATCTTCGCCTTCTTCATCGCAGCCTTCGACGGAGCCTTCGGCTTGAAGTACTTCGGAGGCTGAAGCCCGGCGGGCACAGGAATCGTGATCGGCCCCGCAGGAGGCGCAGGCGGGGGCGCAGGCGGTGCCGGGGGAGGTGTTGGTCCCGTGGCCGGACCTGGAGGAGGAGTTGGTCCTGTAGGTCCTGGTGTCGGTCCTACAGGCGGAGGGGTCGGCCCTGTCGCGGGGCCCGTAGTCGGTCCCGGAGGCGGTGTGGTTGGGCCAGCGACGGGGCCCGTGGTCGGTCCTGAGACAGGTCCTGCGGG